TTATGTTTATTTTGGCGTTCTCTGCTGTCGATAAATCTGCATTAGAGAAATTTGAATTAAAATTCTCTATGGTAAAATCAAACGTTTCTTCTCCAGCGGATAGGTCAACTTGCCTTGGCCTTTGTTGACCCACTGAGTAGATTGGATTCCAATTGATAGAAATTCCATAGGTAAAGTCTAAAACATTATAGAGAGCGGCTGTTCCTGAGACTTTAGTATTCCACGAATGAGCTATTCCTGATCCGCTAGCTAGGTTATTAATTGTAGGCTTATCATTAAGACTTCCAGAAATATTAGAAAAACTAGACAAAGAAACAGAAGCTTGTACTTTTGAGTTAGGGTTTGCTGTTAATGAATATCTAGAAGGATAAAAAGAACCACTTACTCCTGCTAAAGTGACTTGAACAGGAATATTTGTTTCAGGAAAGCTATTAGTGAAAATACCTGTTTTTAGATAATCGAAACACTTGTATATAGGATCAGAGATATTTGGGAAATAAGTAAACTCGATATTAGTCTCATCTGCTTTAGTCTTAAACATCTGAGATGAGTTTTGTCTTCCGATTGCGTAAGTAGAATTTATACTCCTATTTACTGCAATAGAAGCGTTCTGAGCCAGAACTAAGCCTGACCCAAAACGCGAATTAAATACTACGTCACACTCATTAAAATATTTCATCCTTTTTCCTTATTTCAGATAACCCTTGTACCTTACCGTTATTCCTACAGGAGAATTTACACTAGCGGAGAAGTCTTCGGAAACGTCAATAAAATAACATAACGAACTTCCAAAATCAAAATTTACTGAATTTCCATTAAAGTCTTTAGTTTTAATGTAAAAATTACTAATGTTCTTTATGCTGTATGATAAATCTGAAAGTTTTTGCAGAGCGTAATTATCTTGAGCTATATTAAATTCACAACTCACCTCAAGAGGATAGATTGTCCTTACAGAAAATGGAGTTGAAGAACCTAAATAATATGCAGCGTTTCTATTAGCATTTATATTAAGGTTAAAAGAATTAACTCTATTTGTAATAAAGTCATTAACTCCTATGTCTATCGAATTTGAATTTACCAAAGATGTGGCGTTTGATTGATTAAAATTGCCTTGAGAAGCTATAGATCCAGCATCATTATATATTTCAAAATTCGCCCTAACGGTTGGCACTTCTCCAATTTGGGCACCACAAGTATAAGAAGTCAAATAGCCGCTTTGAAATCCAAATAAGACATTAGAACTTGGATTGTTTTTCTTAGTAATAAATCCGTAGTTACCCGCTTCACCAGTACAAGCTAGAAAGTCATTGGAAGTAGTCAATAGACTAGTTACAGACAAAGTAGCGCCCTTCGCTCCTTCTGGAGTGTAAAAGCTGCTATTCATACCAAGATACTTGGTATGTTGAACTGGCATTTGATAGGAAGCCTGAATATCCTGAACGCCATGAACTTGGCTTTGATTCAAGTAAAAATCCAAGTTCTGTTTGTTTAGTCGAGATAATGCCATCTTATTTTATTATTTACACAAAAAAGTGTAATAATAAGTTGGTAAAAGGTAAAAGGTATGTCTAGTTCAATTTTTAATATTAGTCCATGGAATAATTCCACCGTATATAATAAGCACGATATTATCATATACACAGATAATCGGTATTATTACGCTAAAGCCGCTGTGCCCGCGAATAATCCACCAGTTTACTCTAGCGTTATTTCTAATTCAGATGCTTATTGGGGAGGATTCTTCCAACACCCTGTTGTCAAAAAAGACTACCCATTGTTTATTTGGAAGCCTTCTTATCAAACTCAAGCCAATTTTGAGCCCAAAGTAGATGTAATAAAATACGGAGATGGCTACGAAAAGAGAGTAAGCGACCAAATTAACTTTAATCTGCTTAATTTTGAATTAAATTTTGATGGGTTAACGTTAGATGAATGCACTGCTATCCTTCATTTCTTTAGTGCGAGGTCAGCGAAGACAGCTTTTATTTATTATCCATCTGCGCCGTATACAGTTGCATCTACAGATGCCAAACTATTTGTATGTAGAAGATGGGGATCATCTAATCCATTCTTCAATAATTTCTCTGTAAAAGCTACCTTCGAAGAAGTACCAGCATAATATTATGGCTACTCAACAAGAAAAAAATGCATCTTTAAAAATAAATACAGAGTTTTTCTCTCTTGAGCCTTCTTCAATAATCTCTTTATTTGAAATAGATCTAAGTGAAATTGGTTTTACGACTACGGCGAGTTCTCAATTTATTGTTAATCTCAAAAACTTTCAAATAATTTTACCCGGAGGAGATACTACTCATACTTTTGATTATAGAGTTATTCGATTACATAATAATTTAAAACTTGGAAGGAATATCATTTATTGGAAGAATAAAGCTTATTTACCCGCTCCATTAGGGACAGAGGGATTTGAAACAGCTTCAAGAGGAGTGTTTCCTAAACCGAAAGTTCAAATAAGCTTTTCTGATGAGATGCTTGACGTTTTTAGCCTTTTTAAAGGGGTTGTTAATTTTGGAGATTTAATTGGAGTAAAGTTCACTAGAATCAGAACCTTTGCTAAATTCCTTGACAGAAATAATTTTTACCAATCTGATGGAGTAAGTACCCTATCTCCTGACAAATTAATCATACCAGATGGATTTGATCCTGATCCAAATTGCGAATTTCCTAGAGATGTTTATTACTTTGATAGGAAGTCTTCAGAAAATAAAAATAGCATTCAGTTTGAGCTTTCAAGCGCAATAGACCTAGACAGAGTGAAGTTGCCTAAGAGAAGAGTCTTAAGTTATATTTGTCCTTGGCAATATAGAGGAGAAGGCTGTCTTTATGAGTACAGCGAAAATTTAAAAGAAGAAATTCATGGGACTACAACTCCAATACCAAACAAAAGTAATTCGTCAGGAGAAAATGCGCCGATCTGCGCCACTGAAGACGATCAAATAATTTCTGAAATGGCGATTTTTGGACAGACTACTATCGCAAACAATCCAAGCGCTTGGCAATTGTCAAAAAGTTATAAAAAAGGAGAAATAGTTTTTATTACGAAAAACAAGATTAATTTTTATTTTATAGCAAAAACTAATACACCTATGGATGTGCCTCCTCCAAACGGAGAATACTGGATAGCTGATCAATGCTCCAAGAGTATAAAAGGATGTAAAATTAGATTTGGAGAAAATCCTTTACCTTTTGGAGGATTTTATGGAGTATCTAATTACAATAGAGGAGTAGGATAATGATTTGCGACGAAATAAAAGCAAAAATAAAAGCTCATTCATTAAAGGAAAACCCAGATGAATGTTGCGGTCTTCTGCTTCTAAATAAAAAGAATATACTAGAATCTTTTCCTTGTAAGAATATAGCTCAGGATAAGGAAAATGAATTTGTTGTATGTCACCTAGATTACTTAAAGGCGGCAATGAATGGCAAAATTGTTGGGATTTATCATTCTCACTGCATACAAGACAACTCTTTCTCAGAGCTAGACAAGCAGATAAGCCACAAGCTTAACCTAAAAAACATAGTTTATATACTAAAAAGTGATTCTTTTGAAGAGTATTCTCCAGAAAATTACTATAATAAATACGTTGATAAAGATTTTGTAATTGGGGTATCTGACTGCTTATCAATAGTAGAAAACTATTACAATGAAGAATTCGGTATTAAGATTTTCCATTATGAAAGAACAGCAGATTGGGATAAGGATTATCCAGAGTTTGTAAAAAATAAATTAGCAGAGTTTTGCGACTCGCAAAATTTTGATAAATTCTTTGAAAAAGAAAATTTCGTTAAGATCGAAGGAATAGAAAATGCCAGAAAACATGATATCATTGTATTCAAATACCTAGAAAATTACCCTTCACACTTTGGCATTTATCTTGGGCAAAACCACATTTTACACCAACCAAGAAATAAAAAATCAATCATTGAAAAGCTCACAGACGCAGAGAAAAGAAGAATCTATTGCTTCATAAGGAGTAATCAAATATGCTAACGGAAGAGATTAAAAGCAAAATTATTGAACACGCTAATACTTCTAATAATGAAGTATGTGGGCTTCTCGTACATTCAGAGTCTGGATTAGACATAGAAAAGACAGAAAATCTGATTAATTCAGCTACTGAATTTATGATGAATTTTGACGGTCAGTCTAATGTTGCTGCCTATTATCATTCTCATATTAATTTTGATGCTATTTCAGAAGTAGATATAATTGTATCTGAAAGATTGGGATTACCATGCATTGTCTACAATAAGCAAAGCGGATCTTTCTACACCTATAATCCAAATAGTTATAAAATTCAATACACAGGAAGACCTTTTCTTTTAGGCTTTGCAGATTGTTTATGGTTGGTTAGAGACTATTACGCGCACGATTTGAATCTCCATCTTTGTCCAGAGTTAGAAATTCTTAAAAATAATGTTTCTGAAGAAGAGTACAATAAAACAGCAAGCAAAAGACTTCTAGACGAAGAAGCCGCTTTAAAAGATAAAGACGACTATTTAAAGAGGTACTTTGAATACAATGGATTCAGGCAAGTTCCTAATTTTAGAAAGAACGATGTTTTAATAATGAGAACAAAAAGGTTCGATTTCCCAATTCATTGCGCCGTTTATCTTGGAGAAGACATGATTTTGCATCATCCCGGAAATAAACCTTCTCTTACCGAAAAGCTTTCTAACCAACACAAAAAATGGGTAATTTATATAATGAGGCATAATCTTTATGACTAACGTTACTTTACACGGAGAAATAGCAGAATATGTAGGAAGGGAAAATTGGAGTTTAAAAGTAAATTCTATAAAGGAAGCATTGCGAGCTATCCAAGTTTTGTCCAAGGGTAAGCTACTGGAATATCTAATTGGAGCAGCAGAAAAAAGCGTAGAGTATAAGGTGATTGTTAATAAAAGAGAGATAATGAATCCAGAAAATATTTCTCTAGAAAAACCAGAGTCTATTCTTAACTCTGAATTAGTAATGATAAATGAGAAATTAGAGACTTTAGATATTGTGCCTATTATTAAAGGTGCTGGTGGAGGCGGTAACAGTAGCACCAAAGGAATACTAGCCTTAGTGTTGGGCGTTATACTAATCGCAACAGGTATTGGAGCAGCAGGGGGAGTTACATTTCTTGGCATGGCAGGAGCCGCAGGAGGAACAGGTGCAACTGTTTTGTCTGCCGCATTAATTGGAGCAGGTATCGGATTAGCCGTAACAGGCGTTACTTTGTTAATGATGTCTCCTCCAAAATTTGAAGACTTTAGAAAAATTCAACAAGACGGCAGCAAGCCAAGTTACTTATTTGATGGACCTTCTAATGTTATTGGAGAAGGCGGACCTGTTCCAATTGGATACGGTAGAATGAAAATTGGATCTCAAACAGTTGAAGTATCCGTTAACAATGTTGAAATGGACACTAAATCAACAGCAGCAGATGTAAAAGACTCAATTAACTACATATAAAAAATGAATAACTTTGAAGATTTTAAATACATAAAAGGCTTTGGCGGTGGAGGCGGTGGTTCGCAATCGCCACAACCAACTGCCGCTTATGAAGACGTTGAAGGATTTGTATATAACGGACAGCCTTATGGAGTGTACCAATTTGCAAAAGTAAAAGATCTTTTATCAGAAGGGCCAATCGGTGGACTTCTTGAAGGGCAGTATTTATATTCTGGTCAAGTTGGCGATTTAGGATTTAAAAAAGTTATTTATAATGAATACTCTTCTGTAGTAGGAGAGAACAGTGAATCTAAATATTTAAGATCTATCCAGTGGAACCAAACTCCTCTTTTAGACAGCCAAGAAAAATACAATTTTCAACAAATAAATGTCCAAGTAACTAATGGAACTCCAGAAGGCACTTCATTAGATCAAGGTTTCGATAGCGTATCTTATATTCGCTCCATAGGAGAAAGATTAAGAGGCCCAAATCAACTAGCTAGGACAACAGATGAAGTCCTTGATTACCAAAGGACTTACCGCATATTAAATAAAGAATGTAAAAAAATAAGTTTAAATTTTAGAATATCTTCTCTTTATGTGACTTTGAAATACCAAGATTTAACGGAAGTAAGGGATGGGAAAATAAAGATAGAAGGAGTTGAATCAGCAACGGCAACTGATTTTAAATTAACCCGCACAGGAAGAGAAACCGAAGATGGAAATCTCGACGCTATAGTCGCTGGTGCTGGGTCTGTTATACGAAATAAATTCAAAATAAGAATTAAAATCTCTCCAATTTACAATGAAGGATATAACGCTAATCTTCCAACACTTGATTTAACTTCGAATACTGCTACAATAATTAAAGACAATCAAAATTTAGTAATTGACGTAGACAACGTCCCTAAATTATTCGAAATAGAATCCGATGGAAAAGTAACTCAAGGCTATTCTAAGCAAATCATTTTAAACACATCTAATGTTTTTTCTGGATTAAATGAAGACCAAAATTGGGCAGGTTGGGATATTACAGTATTAAAAATCACTCCAGAAGACACTTTTTCAGCAAGAGCATCTTTTATAAGTTTAGAAAGCATTACTGAAACATACTCTTCTTCGTTTAGATATACTAATTCTGCAATTGTTACTTCTAAATTTAACGCTGGATATTTTTCTAAAATACCAGAAAGATCATATGATGTTAACTTATTAAAAGTCAAAGTTCCTTTTAATTATAATCCAATAACAAAAACTTATGGCATAACTACTCCACTTGCGCCGACCATTACAACAACAATTTCAAAAACAGACGGAGAAACAACAGAAGATTTCTTTTTAGGAGAAAATGGTAATTATGTAAATGCCGACAATGTCAATCCTCCAATTACAGATGGGTTAATTGCTCAATTTGATGCGAGCAATCCTTCCTTAACTACTTCGGCAGGAGAGGTAACTAGTTGGCCCAATACCGTAGCTGGAACCATAAAATGTGTCTTAGGAAATGGAACTTACGCAGCCCCTGCTGGAACTACCGCTAGACCAAAATATGGATCAAGCCACTCAGAGCAAAGCCCCAATGGAAATTATGGAGTGACATTTGAGACTACTCAAAAAGTTAAATTCATTGGTAACGCAGATAGTACTGAGGCCATTAGTAAGGATGATTTTACTGTTTTCATTGTATGTAAATGGCATTCTAGCGCTCTAAATACTGAAAGAAATTCTATTTTAGCTTCTTTTCCTGTTCAACACTATATTTTCGGGCAAACACAGAAAATTAATCGCTACTTCGCAGCGGGTAACACAAATCTTGACATGCCGCAAACGCAAAGTAACATACCTAAATTTTCTAGTCGCTCCAATTATTGGGGCGACACAAATGATCCAACTACTTATATCATAGGGCTCACTCAAGATAAAACTTCTTTTTATACAGTATTTTGGCAGAATACTATTCGCAGTACCCAGAGGAATACTGTAAGTGTCCTACCATTATTGGGTCTAGCAATAAATCATAATGTCTCGCTTAATAGTAAATGCACAGTTTTTGAAGTTCTAGTTTATAATCGAAAATTAGCTACATCAGAAAGCATTTCTGTTAGAAATTGGTTGAATAAAAAATGGAATGTTTTGGTTCAGAATATAACTTCTATTTCAAGCTCGGCTATCCCTCAAGCATTTAATCCTAATGTTTTTGATATACCTTTAAGTAGCTCCATATCAATACCATTAAAAACTCTTTGCGCTAATGGACAGGCAACAAAAGCTTTCAAATATGAAGGTGGAGATCAAAATATAAACTTCTTTAATAATCCATATTACCAAATGGATTTAATACCTACTAGGAACTTACAGGTTACTAGTGAAAAAGGTTATTTAAAAGATCAAGGGTTTTCTGGGTGTTATTGTGACTTTTTTATTAAATTAAAAGATATTTCTTATGCTGGAACTTATTCTTTAATTAATAGAGAGGAGCAATTTAATCTTTCTATGGCTATAAATGGAGAGGTTGTAAGCTTAATACTTAAAATTATTTCTCCAAATGATGGCAAAATATATACCATAACAAAACAACTAAACACAAGCAAGTACTCGACAACTAAATTAAAAAACACTTTTACAAGAATTACTTTATCCATCTTACCAAAAGTAGTAAACCCGAAAGTGACATTTAATGAAGTCGCGAGGGTCGTAGCAAATATAAATCTTAATGACAAAACTTGGGATAAAACTCCCCTTGTTGATACACAAAAACCACAATTAAGGGATCAAGCCGGTAAACTAGAAGCATCAGTCAAGGGGCTTCCCTCTCTTTTAATACAAGGAGTATCATTCAAGGAAGACTCCCTTTATAATAGTCAAATAGACAATCTTGCTGCTACTTGTTATAAATACTTTTATGGCACCACGAAAACTTTCCTAGCTACGGGTGGTGGTTGGTACATCGGGAAATCTTTAAGTAAAGAATTTTTCCCCAATATACTAAACGCCGAAATAGATGTTTTGTTAAATTCAGAGAAGCAAATTCAATGTAATATAAATATTGACGATTACAATGCTTACCAAACGCTTTGTATTGGAAATGCAATAAGGCCTTTGGATTTCAACAAGAGAACTGACAATTTATTAGAGAGAGCAGCTTTACTGCGACTAAAAGGAGACACTCAAAATCAATTACAAGCATATAACAGATTAAGAATAGATCAAACTTTTTTATCAAATTCTGTTACCCTTGAACAAAACCAAACAGTCGTTTTACTTCCCTTAAGCGCTGCTCAAATATACGATGCAGCAAACGATAAAACTGGGCCATTTATTCCTTCTTATTTCATAACTAACAACAAAAAGATAGAAATTTTTAAAGATACTTTTGTAGGATACGCAGACAGTATTAAAGTAAATCAAATTTCTTTTGACAGAATTTCTTTATCAAAAGCTTTTTCAGGAGGCATAATTTCAGAAGGATATTCTAAAAAAATTAGCGTTTATGACACAGCAGGAGTTTTACCTTATTCTTCGTCAAACGATTATTGGGACGGGACTTTTAAAGAAGATAAAGAATGGACAGACAATCCTGCTTGGTGTTTTTATGATCTATTAACTAATAAAAGATACGGGGCAGGGAACTATGTTTCTGAAGCTGATGTAGATAAATGGTCGCTTTATCAAATAGCCAAATATTGCGATGAACTCGTTGCAGATGGTTTTGGAGGAGTCGAACCCAGATTCTCTTGTAATGTTTATCTTCAAAGTCAAGAAGACGCTCTTAAAGTATTAGCCGACATGGCTTCTGTCTTTAGAGGTATGTTCTATTATTCAAATGGATTTATTTATACAATAAATGACATGCCAGAAAACACTCCTGTTTATTCTTTTACTAATTCGAACGTAACGGATGGTAATTTTAATTATGAATCTACTTCACTAAAAGACAGAAACTCTGCTGTTTATATTAGATATATTGATAAAAATAATTTTTATAAACCAGCAGTAGAATATGTGGAAAATATTGAAGCATTTAGAAAATTCGGATTTAAAGAAACTGAATTAACAGCATTTGGATGCACTAGTAGAGGACAAGCCCAACGATTAGGAAGATGGTTATTAGCTTCTGAATATAACGAAACGGAAACCGTATCTTTTGAAGCAGGTCCAGAATCTGTTTATTTAAAACCCGGAGATGTGATAAAAGTTCATGATTATTACAAGAAGCATAAAACAGTAGGGGGGCGGTTAAGTAATATAAACATTTCTGGAGATATAAATGTCACTACTGGGACACTAACATTAGACAGAAAACTTGATTTCAATTTTTCTGGTGATCAGAACTATAAATTTACTATTGTTTCTCCTAAGTACAACTTAGACCCTAGTTTTAAAGACACAGCGGGGAACAGTATTGTCACTAGTAATCTTGATTATAATGATTATAGGAAACCTCTTACTAATTCATTTATAGTAGGAAGCGGCAACTTAATTACTGGTCAATATTATGATTCTATAAGAATCACAGGTTTAGCTCCAGTAATGGCTTCTGGACTTAATGTAACTGGTTTAGCGTATTTTACAGGCGCTTCGGGAATGTCTCCCAAATCAATAACTTGGGCGTTGGAAAATTCAGGAAATCTAAACGGAACTACAGATAGTGATTATGATTTTTATAGAATTTTCAGAATTCAAGAATCTACTGAAGGGACGAACTACACAGTTATAGCGTCTCAAATGTATCACTTAAAATATACCCAGATAGAATCTGGATTAAATATTACCCCCGCAAAAGCACCAGCACCAGAAGCCTCTGCTCCATTAAGAGCCTTATTCACTTCGCAGGAGACTAACGTAGTGCTTGACATTTTTTATGATTCTTCAATTAAAAATAGCACTATAGGATTTAAAGTTTTTGCAAAAAATTTCTATCAATCAGACTTTGATCCGAATAAAGACACAAATTTTAAATTTGTTTCAATAGATATTTATGAATCTTTTACTAAAACTACATTAACTAAAAGTCAAGCAAGAGGTTTTATAAGAGTTTATGGAGTAAATATTAATAATTCTTCTCCTCTTTCTTATGTTGAAGCTGTAGACTCCACAGACGCTTTAAAAACAACTGCTTTTCCTGTTCAAGAAATCAGTTATACAAACGTGATTAAAGCGCAAACTATTGTCAATAATGTGACATACGAATTTGACAATCCTATTGCTTTAAATAGAAATCAATATTTTGCTGTAATTGGAAGTTCTCTTAATTTTAATATACCTTTAAATTTTATAGATAAAGTTGTTTTTAACAATATTGATTATCCTTATAGAGTAGTAATTATCCCTGAATTAGTAAATAGTAAAGGGGCATTTGGGACTGCTTTCGGAAAATATTCCGCTCTTGATCCTGTAACACAAACAGAATATTTAACATTTGATAGTGACAATGCCTCTGATAACGGTTATCTTTATAACTCTTTGAGTACTTTTGGTAGGTATAGAAGTTTTTCTTTAGCTATTGATAAAGGAGGGCTAACAGACAAAGGATTCAAAACTACATCTGATTCTTTTAAACAAGAAGCAGGATTTCTATTAGTAACCTATGACAATAAAGATGCAGACATAATAGAGTATTTAAAGGCAATCTTGAACGGGGGTACATATGCAATATATCCAATTAATGGGACCACTTCGCGTCGATTAGTTTTTAACGTTCCAATACTCTCAGATAATTTCGTTAATTTCTTTTATTTATTACTAACCCCTATAGAAACAACTTTTTCTTTTACTAAATATTCCATAATTCACGACGATGACGGAGAGCCAAAATCAATAAAACAAGGAAACGATGAAATAATTGATTCTCATTTTATAAAAATATCGAAAGATCAATCAATCTTTTATTTTGACAAGGTTCAAGATGATAGTGGAAAAGCTTTTAATTTAGACTCTTATAAAGTCGTTTTAATAGCCGTAGATTCTTTTATGATCGCTTGGCAATATTCTTCTGACGAAACATCAAGAAAAATTTTAGATTATTATTCTAAATCAATTGACGCGGCAAGTCAAATTAATACTACTTATCCGCTAATTAGTCCACCTAAAGAAATAAGCAAAGCATCTGATGCAACGCCGTTGTCTTATTCACTAGAAAATGTTTTAAAAACTAATAATGGTAATTACGTTCATTTCTCAATTAATAAAACCGTTTTAACTCAAAATCAAGTATCCATTTTATCCGCAAATAACACTGGCAGAAATTATCAGTCATTTTATAGACTATCAAGACAAAGCGTAATTTATAAACCTACTTTGGTTACTAATTTAACAGCTAATAATGTTGACAATAAAGTAATAGGATCAGAACCAGCCGCTACTAATTCTTTTTGTGCGCTTTCTTTACAAAATAGAGATTTGACAGGGGGCAGTTTCCCTTTAAATGTTAAAATTGAACCTAGCAAAAGGGCTTATATTTTAAATGGGAATAAAATTTTTACAAGAGCTTTAGAATTAGATGCGACAAATACAAATGATAAAAGCCCTGTTTTATTAAAATCAATCGATGCAGAAGTAGGCAATAATAAATATAAAGTAAAATTTGGAGCTAAAACAAGCGACTTCGGTTTAGACAGACAAGAGTTTTTCGATATTTCTATCACAAGAATTATACAAAATACTAATTTTCTTGGAGCGAATAAAGAAGCATTTATTGATTTCAGTAAAGAATTTTATTTTCTGTCTTCCAGTTCTTCTTATGGAAGCATTCTAACAGATGAAGTTAGTAAAGGATTATTTAACGGCGCTTTTAATTGCGTAAATGTTACTCCTCCAAATAATTTCTCTCAGTTTTTGACTCCTTCTCAAATTCAAATTTCTATAAATCCAGAGCCGACTGTAATTGACATTCCTTTTATAGCAGCGGCAGAGTTTTCTACTTTTACTGGAGTGGGTAATCTGGGCCATAATTTCTATTATGGAGTTCCAGTATTAAAAAATGAAAATCTAAAAATTGTATTAACAATCCCCGATGTTCAAGAGAAAAAGAATATAAAAATATTTTGTTTTCTTGGAGACAATTTCGTTAATAGTGAAGTCGATAAAACCGAACTTACAGTTGGGAATAACAACATAACAGTAACTTTAAAAGACCTGCCTTATGCAAATTATTTCACCTATCGGCAGACTTATGCAAATAATGATTCAATAAACAATGCAACTTTTTGGAAATTTCGAAGTATAAAAAATTTATCTTTTGCTCATTATGCTGTTAGAAAGCCCCCTTTTAGTAGGGACCTTTATACTGACGCTTCTTTTTATTTTTACATTCAAACATTAGAGCTATCAATAGTTATGACTTATGCATAATAACAGCTAATTAAAATGAAACATTATATTATATATTTTATTAACGGTAGTTATAAAATTATTCAGTCTTCAATTAATTTAGTAGAAGACACAGATCATCTCTATTTTTTAGGAATAGATTATCACTTGGTTGATTATATCGTCCAATTAAATAAAAATATTACCGACAACGATTTAAAACATAGGAAAATCCTTCCAGACGGCAATTCAATTTGGAACAAGCATGATTTGATTAATGAAAAAATTCAAAGAATGACAGAAGAGAGAAGTTCTTTATTGCAAAAACTTGATGTAGAATTTATGATTTCTCTTGAAATTGCTAACAATAAACAGACAGAGATTATTAAAAGAAATAAAAATTTCTTAAGACAACTCTCTTGCAGAACAGAAATGCATCATATTCATGACTGCGAGAAAATTAATAAGTTTAACGCTTTCCATAATATAGTAGACATAGAAATCATTGACCCCGGTTACGGATGCTCAGAGTCTGTCCCTCATGTCACCATCTCTCGTCCTGAAGAGACTGACTATAACTATGGATTAGCAGCGGCTGCTAACGCTATTAGAGGATCAAAAGGAGAGCTACTTTCTTTATCTATGGCAAAATTAGGATGCGGCTACATATCTGAGCCTACAATTGAAATCAGTGGATATGAAGGAGAAAACGCAAAACATCCTGTGTTAAAAGCTGTTATTTGTAATATAATATAAATATGACAGACGTATTGTTTTCTTCCGGCGACGAATTTGCGTACTCTAATAATTTAGCAAATTGGTCTTCAATTAATTCAGGCCAAGAGATCGAAATAATTGGAAGCCCAGAGAAGTTCTCTACTGTTCGTGTTGATTTTATTAGCTACAATAAAGTATTTTCTGTTGTTTCTGAATCAAGAATTAAATTTGACTCTAATGCAAAAGATTTAATACTAGACGGAGATACAATTGATTGTTTTTTTAAGACTTATTATGTCGCTGTCATTAATGATGTTATTGAAAAAGGCAATGGATATCAAGTCAACGAAGTAGTTAGTGTATCTAAGGATTGTTATTTTGATAATTTTTTAGACAAGAAAGAAAAAGCATTATTTAAAATTACTTCTGTAAATGCTGAAGGCGGCATTTTAGAACTAGATCTAATTAGTAAAGGCAAATTTTGCCAAAACTTTAGCGAAGCGGAGATAGAAAGCAGTTCTGGGAAAGGAGCTAAGATCTCTTTTATCTTGGGTGAAAATAAAAACAAAGAGCTTAAATTCTTTTCTGTATTAGATGTTAAACACCAAGATTCATATATTACCGCAGATCTAAATGAAAAGATTAAAAATCCTTTTCTCTGCGGCGAAATGCATATAAAAAGATATCGTATTACTTTAAATAAATCGCTAGGTAAAGAATATCTTTCTCACCCTTTTATTTTAAAAGTACAAAACACTCCTTTCTTAAACTTGCCGCTAGCCAAAGATAACAATATAGAGCAAATCTATAATCAGGCTATACTGACTATAGACTCTAAGATTAAAGAATTATCTACTGGAGTAAAGTAATCCTCCGGGTCTCTTTTGTTCGACTAATACTTCAACAACTTTGCTTCTAAGTAACTCAGCAAGTTTGCCATTGTTTTGCATGCTGTTCTGATCGTTTTTAGAATTGGATGCGCCTTTTTGAGTGGTGGAGTTAGCTTCAGAGGTAACTTCGCCGCCTTGAGACATGTTGATTGAAATATTGTTTACTACAGACATGCCAGACTCTTGAGCAGTTCCAGCAAGAGAAGCTCTTCCTGATTCTGATTGAGTTATTCCCGAATCCTTAGATAAGTTATCATTTAAAGTATTCAACGCAGTTACTAATTCATCCATGCTAGAAGACTGGTCTGTATTGCTTTGACCGCTATAACTTGTGCCAACCATCCCGCCGCTAGCATATTTAGGAAGAGAACCAGAATTCAATTGACCCATGAAGTCTTTGCCGTACATATCGACGGCTTTTTTATTCATGACGTATTCGCCGCCCATTAACAAAGCGGGAATATTGTCTTGGCCTGTAGAGCCGCCGCCAGCAAATTTGGCAATATAACCTCCTCCTGCTCTAAGATTTTTTGCATATTGTTCATTTAATTGCGATTGACTTAAATTGCCTCCCGGTTCTAAACCTCTTCCCGCAGAAGTAGAAGCTCTACCCCTTAAACTCTCTGCTCCCATTGTAAGTCCAGCAGCGCCTATTTGGACAGCAGCAGCAGTTAATCCTGAATAGAAAGTGCTATTTACTTGATTTTTATAGTTTTTAAGGCTCTGTTTCTTGTCTCTCTCATATTGCGCTCGGTCTTGTAAGTACTGATCAAGTTTTTCATAACGATCTTGTCTTAATTTATTTTGAGGGTTATTGTCGTCAGTTAGAGCCATTGCTGACAATCTAGAATCAACAGCAAACTCTCCAGAAGTTGGGCGATCAGGATTATCGTACAAGAATTCATTTTGCAATGGGCCAACAGAGAATCCTCCAGTCGCGTATCTTGGAATAATTCCACCATTTAGATTTCTTAAATAATCAGATCCATATTTATCAACAGAAGATTTCTTAATGACATACTCGCCGCCGCTCATCATCGCGGGCACATCGTCTTTCATCCCAGAGCCGCCAGTAACCATACCTCCAGAATTATAGCCTTTAATTGGTCCTCCATCTTTCCTGCCAGTTGTAGCAGCTTTACCAAAAGCAAACAAAGCATCAACGCCCATCTCTAGAGACTTATCAAGCATTCTATTTAAGATGCCTTGGAACATGTCTCTAAATGCATCCTTAAGGGTTTTAGTGCCTTTAATAGCTTCGCCAAATGCGCTGCCAATACCAGACTTAAAATCAGTTTGAAATGTATCAATTAGTTGACCAGTGTCTTTTGCGAAGTCTGCTCTATTGTAAGTGGTGTTCTTCTCTGTGATTCCTCCTACATCGACTTTCCCAAGTCTAGCATTGTCTTCTATTTGGGAATTCATTCTGGCGGCTTTTTCTTCTTTGAAGAATGTGTCGCCGTAAGCTGAACCGTAAAGCCTCTTTGTTTCTTCTTTTGTTTTATTTAAACGCTCAGTTACTTTTGCTCTCTCATCTGCTATTTGCATTTCCAAGTACATTTGAGCGGCTAATTCTTTATTACCATCTCCATAAATTTTATTAATTTCTTCTATCTTTTTATTTTTTTCGATTTGAATACCCTCTTGAGCTTTAGCTAAATCTCGCTCTGCATCTATTAAAGATTGAGGTTTTGCTGGAATTGACGAAGAAGTTTTCCCAACTGAAGGATTGAATTCATAAAATTTAAAATCTGAAGAAGCGGCAGGAGTATTAATTTTATTAGGAAAATTAGAAGTTGGCGTTGATTGCGATTGATAAAGCTTTGTTAAAATAGAATTTAAATTCTCAAGTGGGACATTTAATTTTAAAGCCAGCTTTTCTCTATCTGTATATGCAATTGGATTATAAGGACCTGCATCACCCCCCATTGGCATGCCTGATGCACTAGGATTAGCACTTCCAAAAAGCATACCAGAATTAGCCATCTGAGATCTTATCTCTGTCAAAGCTTTTTCTCTTTCAGAAACTGAAGCTATTGGTAATAGATTTCTAATTTCTTTATTTAATTCTGCTGTATTTTGAGTATCAACAAGTTGCTTTAATGCTTCGCTCAAAGATCTATTTAATTCAGTTATTTTTGATCCTACTTCAGCCTTAGAAATATCATAAAAAGCTTTAGTTATATCAGGAGCTTGTTTTGCTAGGATTTCTGTTTGAGTCTTCGCTAGCTCATTCGCATATTTACTTTCTTGAGCTAATAAATCGAAATAAGTTCCTATATTATCAAGCTTCAATTGAGAAGTCACTTGATCAATAGCAACGCTCATTGCGTTTTCATTGAAGTTATCAAAAGCTTTCTCCAACGCACCGCCTGATTGAATTCCGCTTCCTGTTTGCCCTATCAATGAAATATTAGTTAAAGCTCTTGCTCTTTCGTTTTCTTTTTTAAGCTGTTCTGCTCTTGCGGTTATTGAAGCATTTTGTAATGGAGCTAATTCTGCTCCGACTCCTCCGCCTCTAATCCCATACTGATTAGAAATCGTATCCAGCAATTTAAACAATCCAGATCCTGTTTCTGTTGGATTTCCTACTCTAACATTTTGTCCCAAAGTAGAAGTCAATTCAGTTAGCTTATCAAATAAATCAGAAACCCCAACTTGACCAGTTGATCCCAAAGCTGCGGCACCGCCAGCAAGAGAAAGCTTTTCAGATAGAGCTACGCTTCTTCTTTGATAATCAGAGTTTACTTTTTGAATAGCTAAATCAAATTTTCCTTGTTCAGTAATTTTAGTTAACTCGTTTAAAACTCCTTCAAAAGTATTTTGTAATTCTCCTGCAATTAATTCGGCTTCTGGCTTCTTGAAAAGACCCGTTGCAGAGACTCCTTGAATTAATTTGTTTTTTACTACTTCTATATTGCCACCAGCGCTTAACTCTTTCAAAGAAGAAGCGATTAGAGGAGAAATACCTTGGATATTTTTATTAAAAACGTTTAGTTCTTTTGTGATATCCTCTGGAGACTTTGACAAATCTGTTACTGCTGGAAGAGCTTTTGATCTTATGTCTTCAGCTTTTTTAGTAATAATATCAGTGAAAGAAGACAATCCTTTATCTAAAGCGCCTCTTACTTCAGAGTTTTGTTTATTTTGAAGATCTGTTAAAGCTAGGCTTGATTCTGCGGCGGTTTTACCTGCTTCAGTCATGAAAGGGGAAGCTAAACTCAAAGCACCTTTTGTCCTTGCTGAAGCTAATTGTACAGAGCCTTCTGCTTGTATTTTGTTTAGCTCTCTAAGAGTAGTAGCTCTATTTTTTTCTGCCTCAATTTGAGAAGAGAGAGAAAGATTTAGATTTTCATATCTTTGAGTTAAATCCTTTAGGATATCTGCATTCTTTTTAGTTATTTCAATATTTTGTTTTTGAATAGCTACAAGGTTGTCCGCAGCTTCTTTAGAAGAAAAAACACCTTTACCAAATTCATCGATTGCATCAAAAAGAGATTTGACATTTTCTACGCTAATATTTTTAGAAACTTCTTCAAATTTAGCAGCAAGTTCTGGTCCAAAAATACCCTTAGATTCTAATTGCGATCTAATTTGTTTCAAACCTAATTGATCGACATTAGTTCTCTCGACAAATTTAGGAGCAGACGAACCTACAAAATTAGGATTAGCTCCATATTCAAGAATTTTATCAGTTTTTATTGATTGACCTTTTAAATTACTAATAAAAGAACCAAATTCTCCTGCGCCACCTTTAAATCCAGAAAGCACTTTTTGAGGATCTATTGATTGAGTAAATAATCTATTTAATTGATCTGAGTCAGCTTTTTTTAAATTGCTTCCTGCAATAATTCCTGTTTTATCATTAACTAATTTAGTAATAGCCAATTGCCTTTCTAAACTTTGTTGAGCATCGGACATTTCTTTATTTACTCTAGCAATAGCATCAGCTACTTTACCAATATCAGTTCCTGCGGCTAATACCTTTCCTCTAAACTCATTAGGAATAGAAGCAAGAGAATCAGTTATACTTGTTTGAAATTTTAATAAGGCTTGAGGCTGAGTTTTTGGATCATTTAAAGCATTTTGTAAGCTCTCTAATGAGGTTGCATAAGTTTGTGATGCGCCAGAGAACTTTGAAGAAGATTCCTTAACTTTATCTAAATTGGTAGAGATGTCAAAGATGGCTTGTTCTGCTTTTGAATCTACTATCTTTTTGGCGGCTATCCCTACTCCGATTAGTGCGCCAGCAGCAGCGCCAACTGGACCAAATGCAGCACCTAAACCAGCATATTGAGCGACATCCGCAGCGCCCGAAAATGCGGCTTTCGTTTTTTTATCGGACTCAGGGACAAATTGTTCTGCAATATTTAATGCCCCAGCCGCTGCTAAACCTGCACCAGTTCCAGAAGACCTAATTAAATTATTAAGTTTACCACCTTCTTTTAAGCTTAAAGGTAAATTAGTATAACTTGCTGTGGCTATTTTGTATTCTTGACTGCTTTGTTGTTTAGCAGACGCTCTTGCTATTGCTTTTTGCTCTTCTACTTTTGCTTTAATTGACTCAAACTCTTCTTTTTGTTTTTTGTTAACCATCTGGCCACCAGATGTTCTAAGTGGTCCTGTAACATTTAAATCTTTATCAATATTAGAGAAACTAAATTTTGATTTAGCTTCTGTTTTTAGTTTTTTAACAGCATTGCCAGCTTCAGAGATCTCACTTCTTTTACTCTTTATTAAATTTTGGGTTTGAGTATTAATTTCTTTGAAGCCGCCAGCTAAAGATTTTAATTGACTTCCAAAAGCGATAAAAGCTACAGTAATCATTGAAAGATCAAACTCATCTGCAAAATTAGGAATAAAACCTTCGGCCATCCCTTTGGTTTGAGGATTGATCCCCGCTTTCTTTGCTAGAGAAATTCCATTTCCTAGACTTCCTTCGGTTGTGTTGTAAACGCCAAGACCGTTTGGATTAAATGATGTTTTTAATTGACTATTTTGACCCAGTTTAACTTGAGAAGAGGAATATCCAGCAGACATCTCTCTTGCTACTGCTTCTTGAATTGGATTAAAATTAGGAATAAAGCCAAAAGCTTTTTTGCCACCGGGAGCAATTCTTTTAACAATATTAGTAACTTTTTCTCCAGAAGCTTTTAGTTTAGAAGCTTCGGCTGCGATATCTATTGAACCAGCTTTCGCTCTTTCCTCATCTTCAAATATTTTGATATAGCCGCCAAATTCTCTTTCAATTTTTTTTGCAAAACTTGCTTCGCTATCATCATCATATCTAAGTTTATAGTCACCTAAATTACTTATAAATCCGGGAAATAGTTGACGCACCTTATTAATATTAGTGCCTCCTCTAACGTCAAAATCACCTCCGCCTTTGCCTTCTCTAGAATAATCTTTTGAGAGGTTAACTCCAGCTTCAAATATTTTTCCTGCAAACTGCGCTGCTGGATTTTGTACAGCACCAAGATATTTTTTTCTTGATTGCTCGGTAGCCTTTTCTCCTCCGGGTAATCCGTCCGCAAAGTCAGTTAATAATTGATTAGCAAAAGAATCAGATTTTGCTCTTAGATCTACTTTATTACTTTCTAAAGCCTCTTTACTAAGGTTAACAACTTTAAAAGATATTGGAACATTTCCAGCCCCTCTACTCCTCTGGATTGTTTGACCAGACATTTGTGGACTTTCTAAAGTAAGCATCTCTGCTTGAGCCATATATGGAGGCAATTGAGCGGCCTGTCTTTCTACTTCTCTTTCTAAAGCAGCTTGTTTTGGTAACCATGTTGGATTTTTAGAAATTCTTCTAATTTCTTCAATAGGTACTCCGCTGTCAGAGGCTCCATTTAAAGTAGCATTAGTCCATTTACCACCAAGAGTACCATCTGCATTTAAGAAAGCAGTTTTATATTGACCTCTCTTTTGACCAGCAGTAAGCCACTCTTCAACCGTAGGAGCGAAATTAGGCACATAACCCTTAGCCATATAAGGATTAACTCCCGTCTGATTCATTGAGCGAGAAGCTAATGAAGAAGCAGCTTTAGAACCTGCTGGAGGAAGTATAAATGGTTGACTAAAACCGGGAACATATTTTACTGTTTCAGCAGTATTCATTACTCCCCCAACAGAAGCAGGAGCATTAATTACATTACCAGCAACATATCCACCTTTAGCAGCAGAGGAAACTTCTGCTACCCTATCCTGCATAGGAATATACCCACCGGCTTTTCCTTTAGTAACTCTTCCTTTTGTATCGGCTCCTATTCCTTGCTGCATTAAACTCTTAGCTAAAACAAGAGAAGATTTATCCATTCCCTGTAACAAAGCAGACTGGTCTAATAAATTTTTTGTAACTTCTTTTTCTACATTGAGACGAGCCGTAGCTGACAAAGTCATTTGCTGCATTAAAGTAGGTTGCTTCGTAAGTATAGCTGAAATACCTTCTTGCAGCACTCCTTGTTGTTGAGATATAGTATTTAAACCTAAAAAACTTGAGCCAGCATCTTTTGCGAATTTACTAAACGTAACGAAAAGCTTGCCCAAACCAATTATCCCTATCGCCACGCCGGGGCCAGTAATAAAATTAGTTATACCGCTTATAATGCCAGTTCCAATTTTCGCTCCAACGCTTTCGGAATCTTTATCATTTACAGAAGAAAGTTGGTCATTAATAAAGCCTAAAACTTTTCTAATTCCCGGAGCAACGCTTACAGAACCTACTTTAGCAGCAAACTGAGTTGCATTGGCAGTAGTTTCACTAAGCAAAGCAGATAAACTTTCGTTTAGGGCTTTATTTTTTACGATAGCTTCATCAACTGCTCTTGAAGATGCATTTGTAGCCCCAGCGAAAACAGAGTTTTCTTTAGAAAGGTCAGCTAAAGAGGCTTTTAAAATGTTAATCTGATAAACGCCACCAACTAATTCAGCAACTTGAGATTTAACTACTGGGCTTAAGTTTTGGAAAGATTGAGAAAGGTTTTCCAATACTTTTATTGCTGGTAATGCATTCCCAGAAAGATCAGTAACTGTCACTCCAAAGTCTCTTAGGTCATTAATTACTTGAGGTCTTTCTATTCTTGTAAAAATAGTCTTTAAGGCGTTACCGATAACAGCACCACCACGGGCAGTAGTTTGCTGAACAGAAGTTACGATACCTAGTAGTTCATCAAAGCTCACGCCAGCTTCACTGGCTGAAGAACCTACACACTGAATAGCTTCAGAAAGATCTCTTGAACTTACAGCAAATCTAGCATCAACCGCAGCCAGTTTATTAACAACTTCAGTAGTGGTAAGAGCTTCTTTTGTAAATGAGTTTACGGCAGAAGTCAGAGCCTCTGTACTAGATACTACATCGAGACCAGACAAGCGAGTAAGCACAAGAGCATCTCTTGTTCTTCTTAAGGTCTCCTCTAACCCCAAACCTTGTCTTGAAAACTCTGTCGCCGCAGCAGCTACATCTTTAAAAGAAGAGCCAGTTTGTTTTGCGACATTAAATAATTGATCTCCAAATTGCCTAATTCCAGAAGAAGATGTATTTAATACAATATTAATATCAGTGAGTGATTTTTCTACTTCAATAGTAGAGCTTACTAATGCACTAAAAGCTTTCTGTACATTGTAAATAACGCCAGCAGAAGCTCCGAAGGCGATAACACGGGCATTAGAAGCCTCTAAAGATTTTTGAAATTCATTAGCTTGACCAGTGATTTTGCCAAGCGGCTGACTAAAGTTCTTAGTATTTAAAGTAAGAGAGCTTTTACTTTGAATACGATTCAACGCTGCCAAAACATCTTTTTCAAGCTGGGCAGAGCCAAACGTCGCCGAAATGGGAATATTACCTGCTGATGTAGCCATATGTCCTTAAACCTAAGAATAATTACACTTAAACGCCGTGCAACTTCATTAAATCTTCAAAGCTTAATGAGCCACCTTTTTTCTTTGCTGCATCTTCTAGAGAAACGCTTCCAGTGTTGTCTTGCTTTAACTTCTTTAAGTCTTCCTTGGTGGCTCCCATGACAGAAACAGCTTGTACAGCAGTCTCTTTCCCGTTAGTCATGTTCTTGTCTTCGTGTAATTTTTCAAGATTGCTACTAGACTCATACCAGTCTATAATCTTGTCTACATCATCATTATACTCATCAGGGTGTTTGATTGTAGATTTGCTCATCAAATCTTTGAAGTACCTTGCATAACCAAATAGCTCGACTTGATAAAAAGTCAGATGAGTAATTGGTCTGCCATAAAAGAAGTAAGGATTATCCTCACACAAGTAGAAATAATTAAGGAAAAAACTGCTAACCCCAATTCTCTTTAAATTGTGGTGGCTAAATTTTCTTGCGCTTTCAGAATAATGAGAAACGAAATTAAACAACTCATATTGATCTAATTCTTCAAATTCTTCCAATGTAAAAGCATGGGTTTTGCAATCTTCATCAGAATAAACTGAGTAATAAATATAAAACTCATTCATTCTTTTGCCGCTGTATGTTTCGCAAGTATTTTCTAGAAGGTTATTTTTCTTATTTTCAAGATCATTTATTTCTTGAGTTAATTCCTTCATTTGTATGTCTATATTGTCAAGGTCTCTACTTAGATACAACTTGCGGCGTGTTTTAACTAAATTCGCAAGAGTCATTTTATTGTTTAGAATCTTTTGATCATCTTTTTTGCTATAAGAGCCTTCTTTAATTAGTTCTTCTATTTTTTGTTCGTTTGTGGGGATGCCTTGAGATTTTGCTTTATTGTAATAGTGATTTTCGCGCAATTCAATAACTCCAGCATCTTTTGGAGACATGTGCTTTATAAAGTAATTTTTTTTATTTACTTCAAATGCAGAAGATCCATTTACTATTTCCCAGTAAAGAGATTTTAGATTTTTATTGAATGCTTGTAAGTCCATATACTAAAAAGCCCCCGCTCGCGCAGGGGCTAGGATTAATTAATGCAAGAAATTAGTTTATTTTTTGATCTTCTCTTAGAGCGTCAAAATCTTCTTTTGAATTTGCTCTACCAACATACCAGAAGCTAATAAGGTAAATAAACGCATTAGCGGTTTTTACTAAATGAGGATCTTCTGATTCAAAAATTTCGTCATACTTGTTCATTCGGGCTTCATAATCTCCTTCACCAAAAAATGGCTGTTTTTCCCCGTTTTTTTCATAGTATGACAAAAGTAATATCCACCAAGTAATTACTTTATTACGAGCCCTCGTTTCTGCTGTATTATCAAAAAGAGATTCTTTTTGGACCTCTAATTCTGTTAGAGAGTTTTTAATTACAGTGATTTTCGACTCTAGTTCATTTTTCTTGGTTTCAAAATAATCTGGGCGATCTTTCTCTGGTAGAGCTTCTAGTCTCTGTAGCTCGCCTTGAGAGTCATACAAGTCTTTGTACGCATCTGCTTCTGCATTCTTGCCCTTGTTGCCTAGGATTCCTCCATCATCAATATATCTCTTATTGAGAAGAGTGCGAGTTAGTAAACCTGCTTTTACGCCTTCAGAAAGTTTAACTCCATAAAACAACTCGGCTTCATCAAACAAAGCTCTAGTAGGTTTCTTAATAAAATACTTATGAGGCACTGGCTTCACTACGTCTTTAGTGACAGTTACTTTTTGTCCTTCTTCGTTTACTGATTCCTCTGTCTCTTTTACAATTCCTTCTTTACTGATTGTAAATTCGTAGATTGTCTTCATTATAAATTTATATTATTTAGATCTTCTTCAAAATTTCTGATGCTATCGTTGCCGCTGTCTAGTATTTTCTTTCTTAGACGTTGGTACTTTTCATCATTAATATTATAACCATCTTCCTTTAAATCTTCAAGTAAGATTAAGAAGTTTTTATATAAATTTACGACTTGTCGCCTATTCTTAAATAGGACATATTCTTTTAGCTTAATATCTATTGCCATATAACCTTTGAAAAACCTTTACCTAATGGTATTTACACTCTGTAAAAATAAAAAAGCCCCAGTTTTTAGGCTGGGGCTTAGTGCGATTATTTTAAATATTATACAAGAGGCAATGTTTCAAACATGAACATTCCTCTATCGGTTTGTTGAGGAGAACCAACTTGAGTAGTGAAGTTTAGTGTTACTGATTTATTAGCGCCAATTGAAGAAGATATCTCTTGAGAATCTAGGCTCAATCTCTTGAGGACATATCCAACGCCTTCATTAGTAGCCAAATTATTGTTAGCATTAGCGGGAGCGCCCAAGATGACGACAGCGTCATAAGTAGCATCATTATTTATTACATCAACAAGATTTCCAGTGGTAAGATCTTGAACTAGAGCATTCACGCTGAAAGAAATAGTAACTGGGAAATCAATTTCTCTAGAGAAAGCGTATTTACTACCGAGTTTTTGTAATGGAGTTCTATTTAAACCCATTGAGATAGAGAAATTTTGGATAGCAGCAGCAGTAGTGACATCTGTACCACCATAAGCTTGTCCGGCTGTCTTTGTTAGCGTAAGAGTAATATCTCCATGTCTCAATGCTGAAATTTTACCTAATGTATTTTCACCATTAGGATTTGTAGCAGCCTGTGGCAGACAAAAGACTCCACCAGCGACTGCTCCAGCACTAGTTACACCGGGAGCGTTTCCTGAATTTCCAGCAGTAAAGTTCATATTCAAGCATTCAACGGTAGAAGAAACAGTTGGGAAATCTCCTACAGCAGCATTTATGCTATAATTAGTCAAGAAACCATTTCCTAAACCAATTGTATTTCCTTTAGTGATATTTTCAGTAGCGTCGGGTGCAAATGTAGAAGCGTCATTGCCTTCAGTAACAGTTCTAACATAGTAATTTTTAGTGTTTACAGTTCCACTAGTTAAGATTCCAGATAAGCAAGACTGAACAGCATTGGCAGAAGTAATGCCAGCGGTAGTAGTTTGATCTGTTATAATAGAAAAGCCTAAATTCTTTTCATTAGCCATATCTGAAAGTAGATATGAAAAATCTAGACCAACAACTGGTTGCTCTACGATAATACGATCAATAGCAGCAAGATTGCCGAATTGATTAACATCTTTTCTCGCAATATTAAAATTATAATTACAAGATTGAACGCGAGAAAACTGGTTTATATATAAAGCTCCAGTTTGTGATGGTGTAGAAGCTGATACATCAATAAGATCATTTGTATTGAATAACGCTTCTGATTGGTAAATTACACGATTTCTTGGCATATTTTTAATCCTTTAAAATTCTGTTTATTATTACATTTTTTATTCAGTTTTGAGAAATAATTAAATTACATCAGGTATCTGCATCCAATAATCTCCATGCATTAAAATACCCTTAGTTGTGTCTTGAGGAGAACTCATTTGCCCTCCAAAAGTTAAAGTTGCTGTTTTATTCGCTCCGATTGACGAGCTAAAACTCATAGATTCTAATAGTGTAGATTTGGCCGTGTATCTAGCTCCTGTGATTCTTCCTAATGAAGAATTTTCTGTTCCGGGCTTAATGTGAGAAATTGACACATCGAAAGAAACATCTTTACCAGTAACCATAGTTAGTAGATTTCCAACAACAAGATCAGAAACCAAAACATCTACAGAAAGAGAATAATTAATTGGGAAAGTTATTTCTTTGGAAAATTCAAAAGTATTTCCTAATTTCTTTAGCGAATCTCTTTGCATGGCAATTGATAAGCTGTAGCTTTGAGCATTTAAAGAAGCTGAAGACGTATCGATACCAAAACCAGAAAGAGCATATTGACTTAAATCAAGAACAATGCTTCCGGGTTTAAATACTGAAACATTGTTAGTCAAATCACTCGTATCATTAAAATCGGGTAAAGAGAATGTTCCATTTACTCTAGATCCATTAGAATCTAATGAAGGCAATTGATAACGTTGCCCAGCCGCAGAAGATTTAAAATTATTAGCTCCTGTGTGAAAAGAAATATTCCTAGCTTCATTGCCAACAGTAACAGTAGGGAAGTCTCCGACAGCGCCATTTGTAGCGTAATTATTCATTACAACATTTCCAAATGCAATAATCGCTTGATCTAATGTGCCAGTCGTAGCTACTGTTACGTCGTTTCCTTGAGCGACTGTCCTAACGAACATGTTTTTATCGTCAGTAACTTTCGTTAAGATCCCAGATAGGCAAGTAACGTTGATAACGCTAGTCGTTCCTTCTGGATAGTTATTTACTAAAGTTGGAGAGAAAGCGTTGCCATTACTCGTGCCGCCAATTCCAACGTTAACTGGAACATTAGCAATAGAAATTGTACTCGCGATTTGACTATTATTTATCCAAATCTCTCCTGATCCTCGGTTAGTTATTGAGACCCCTGTCGCTTGACCAGCAAATAGGCCTCCCGTTGCGACACCAAAAGAAAGCACTGGAGCTACATTGGGCGCTGATTGAGGTAAAGTTAATATAAATGGATTTAAATATCCTTGACCGCCATCGACAATAGAAGCCGCAGTTATTCCAAATTCATTATCTCCAGAAGCAACGATAGTTAAATTCACAGTAGCGCTTCTCTTGAGCGCCTGAACATTAAATCCCAATTCCTTTTCATTAGCGAAGCTATTTTGAAAGTAAGAAAAATCCAACGAAACAGTAGGCTGATCAATTATAACTCTATCAATTGCGGCCAAAGCGCCAAACTGATTTACGTCTTTCCTTGTAATATTAAAATTATAATTAATACTTTGAATACGATCTAAATTAGTAATATTTGCGGCCAAGCCGCCAGTCATTTGTGCCAAAGAAGCACTTGCCGTAGTGTTGCCTGAATTTACTGTTCGCACAGAAAGAGGGTCTAATTGACTCAATTTTTGAGTTGGGACATTTGGAGCATTATCGCCCGTAACGAATTTATAGTGTCCACTTGTAGCTGGGCTAGGGCCAACATATAAAGCTTCATTTTGGTAAATTACTCTTGTTCTTGGCATAAAATATTATGTTTGTCTTGGTTGTCTAAACTTGATCAGTTCAAAATCAATCAGCCCATAATATGAGCTAGGATTTAGATTGCTCTCTATATCTCTTACACTCGCGACTTTAGAGACAGAAACACTATCTATCATACAGTAGTCTTTTCCTGATGTTAAAGAATCGTAATTAAAGACTATTCCACTTTTAAAACTTCCTAATACATTAAAAGGATTATAAGTTGCGTCAATTAAAGGAACATTATCATAATTTCTATCTCTGAATAAAGAACAAACTGCATCTAAGGTATATTGAGAATCGGCGATCACGATTGCTCGGAAATCCATTTTCGTTTTGTCAGTACCGCCAAAAGCCCAAGGGTCATTTGTGCTACTATTATTTTTAATAAAAACTACAGGATAAGTTATAGTATTTTCTTTAAGGCTTGACTTTAAAGACTCTGTTGAGGTCTTATTTCTTCTGACGTATTGAGTCTCAAAAAGCAAAACCTCTTCTGGCTGAGAGGTTAATAATACATTAAATTCTTTAACTGAGTAAGTTCCTGAAACAGTAAGAGACCCAGAAGCTAAATAGATTTGCCCTTCTGAATAATTAATGCCGCTAACTGGGTTTTGACCTAAATTATAATTTGCTCCACCGATACTAACCCCAGTCATTACTGTAGCGCCAGATATAGAAGTATCATAAACTAATCCTTTATAAGGTCCATTGTATGCATAGAACCCATTGACGTAAGATGAGTTGGCAGGAAAAGCACTTGTGACATTATAATAAGCCTCGCCTTTAGATAATAGAGTATGGTCAAACCACATTAGGAACGAAGAAGATATTTGGTTATCAAATTGGGGTTTCATTATTTAAGTTTTTCCTTTAGGTTTCTTAATATCTCGCTTAAGTAGTCTACAGTAACGAAAGAACCTTTTCTGACTTTATAACTTGATTGAATACCTCCGCCAGATCGACTAGGCTCTGGACTTTTGAATCGGCCAGACAAGTAGTAACCAAGGCCAGAAATTCCTCTCTCAATACCCTTAACCCAGCTTCTACCATTTTCCCAAGGCAATGGAGTCTCCGCTTCTATTGCTTTAAGAGTTGGAGCTAAGACTTTGAAATTGAATTGTATTCCTGTTTCTATGTTTCTTACTGTAGGTTTTTGATTTAGATCGATTTCTTGTTCTAAAATTTGCCTTACTTCTTGAGTTGGGTTAGCGCCTTCTGCAAACCCAATAAATGAAAACAAATTTGCATCACTTTTCGTTCCGGGCAAAGTCTTTGAAATATTTGAAGCACCAACCCCCTCTTCTAACTCTTTAGTAACAGGGTGTTGATTAAACTCTCTAAGAGCTTGTTTTTTAATCCTTTCAAATTCCTTAAAGGCTCTTTGATAAGCTAAATTTTGAATGTCTTTATTAAAGAGAAGTTTTTTGACTTCCCTATTTAAGATTGTCTTATTTATGGTTGCCATTATGTAGACTCTTTCACCATGTATTCATAATAAGGTTCATCAATAAATCTTTTAACAACAAAACCATATTGGACATTCCAAGATTTGCCATCAAAAGTTATCTTTTCAGTGCTTCCATTTTCAATGTAATCTTTAGTCTCTGTCTTCACTCGGATTCTTGCAATTGCTTTTGGGTTTTTAATCTCTGAACCTAAACCAATAAGATCTTCTTCTGGATTGCCATAGAAGATTCTTGCTTTGTAAGTACCATATACAGGAGTATAAGTTACGCTTTCTGCCAATTCGTCGCCGGGGTATCCAAAAGCTGGGGTTTCATTTATGGAAGTAATGTTTTTAATGGGCTCTTTATAAATTACAATATCTTCAGAGAATGTATCAAAAAGATCATTAAAATTTGATCCAAAGCTAGCTCTTTGTTCGTTTGTTAATAAAGATGCCATAATTAAACTCTATTGAATGGACGAGGTGTATAATATTTATCAGTGATAAAGGAACCAACGACAGTATCGTCGCCAGCAATTTGAAGAGGGCCAACATCATTAATGTTATAATCACTAACCATCATAGTCAATTCAGTCAAGGCAGTCTTCTTTGCATCTAAGTATATTTTACTTGTTTCGTTTCGGTTGATTCTGCGGACAGTCCCGCCGCCATCTGTTACTTCTAGGACAGAATCGTTATTTATTGAATTTAGAGTTTGTTTGACTTTTAAATCATAGAAGTAGCATTCATAAATTTTCTTATAAACAGACTTCTCTGCTTCGCCAAGGTTTGGGTCAAGCTCTAAAGTGGCGTCATTAATAACGATATCTTTATTTAATTTATTATTAAGGATACCAATATTGTTTCGAAGCCAGTAGCTAATAGCTGGTACTGAAAGGTCAGTTGGCTGACCTAATTCGAAATAAAGTTCTTGAGCCATGTCTACGATTTTCATATTAGTATGTTATTTCTGGGTTAATGATGAAATATCCACCTTCAATAGTACGAGCATAATCTGCTCCTGAAAATACTTGGACATCAAACAATAGATAACTAGAGGGTAAAGCTGCCATTCCAGTCCTGCCTACATCGATGTCTACATATCCACTACTATATAAGGAACCATTTGTTCCTGAGATTATTTGTGGATTTAAATTTAATAAGATACCAGAGCTAGGCACATAAACGTTATCATTTGTATATCCCGCGCCATAACTAGCTCTTACATATCCAGAGGCCGTGAAACCTGATAAATTCATTATATTATTATCAGAATCACGGGCTACAAGTCTCTTGTAAAAAGAGTTTCCTTGCGTACCTGTTAAATTCATACACATTATTACACAAAAAAAGCCCCTTTCGGGGCTTGAGAAGAGATATTTTAAAAATTATGGCATAATTCCAGTAGGCATTGGCTCAGGAGGAAGTGGAGGAGTAGGCTCAGTAACGGTTACAATGGCGAAATCACTTTGAACAGATCCAGCGGCATTGCTAGCAGCTACGAAATAGCTTCCAGAATCAGAGAACTTGACATCCGCAATCATCAAAGAGCTTCCGCTTGCTCCAATAATAGTCTCATTATCTTTACTCCATTGGAGAGTTAATGGCTGATCGCCCATAACTCCTACATTTAAAACACCAAATCCGCTAACGGTCAAATTAAGATTTTGTGGTTGAGATGTAATGGTTGGAGCTTGAAAGAAATTTAATGATGCATAAGAACTGATAATAGAACTCACTGGATTATTAATTTGTACATTGTAAGAGCCTAGATCGCCAGTCCCGGCTGAATTAATGGAATAAACTGGAGAGGTAGCTCCTTCGATAGCGGTTCCATTTTTACCCCATTGATAATTCAATGGAGAATCGCCACTTGCGACTACGGAGAATTGAGCAGGTTGCCCATCTATAACTTTTTGATCTACTGGTTGGGTAGTAATAAATGGAGCAATAGCTTCAGTATAGCCTAAATTATCTAGCACTACTTTCTTTACATAATTATAGTCAGCTTCGGCAGTTTGCTCAGAGGGCCAATCCTGCCAATCATCGCCGTACATGCAAGTATAAGTCCTATCTAGGCTTAAATCTTGTGGGTTTTTAAGGACTACTGAAAATTTAATCCCATTATGTGGATCAAAGTCATTAAAGTCTACGTCCAATCTGGTGACATTCGCGCCAGATGGTTTTGGGTAAACGGGGATAAATATTGTATTCATTTTCTTATTTTAATTGAAATTTAAGTTATTCTAATGTTTTTTACACTTTATAATCCGAATCTTCCTTTTGTAGCATTGTAATTTTGTAATACTTGAGCGGCAGATAATGCAATATTATAAACTCTTGTTTCTCCTATTCTTCCGTTGAATGGATAATTATTTCCCGCATTGCCATATTTTCCAATATATTGATTTGTTTGGCCTGTATTTAATGTTCCAGAAGCGTTCACACTCGCAACTTGAACACCATTAACATATATAATTTTTATACTTCCATTGTAAGTACAAATAACATGATTCCATACATTCGCAGTCAAATAAGTAGAAGAAGCGAAAGTCAAATCTTGATTATTTATTGTTCCGCCAAATGTTCTAAAATAAAATGCAGTAAGACTAAGAAACATGCTATATTGACTATTTACTGCTCCTTTTTCAAAAAGAAATCCTTCTTGACTTAAAGGACTAGGATAAAACCAACATTCCATTGTTATTGTTTGAGAATCATAAGCTGCGGAAGTAGATGATTCTAACCAACTATTACTACCATTATAACTAAAATATTTTGGATCACTTGAATTATATGTTGCATTATTAATTGTCCAAGATAAAGCGGTTGGACTTACATCATAAAATGTTGTTCCAGCGCCGCCATAACTATATGGATTACCAGCATCAAGATTTAATACTAATCCTTGTTGTACAATTGTATTTGCAAATTTTGACTTTTGAGCTTCGTAATTTTGAGATATTTCTGTTGCACTTAATGCTCTGCTATATATTAAAGTAGACCCCACATTAATTGGCGCATATCTTCCAGAAACAATATCATCTCTAGCAATTATTAAATCTCCAAGCGTAGAACCTGAATACGATATCGGCGAAGTATTTGCATTTGTATTTGCTAATACTCCGTCTTTATAAATTCTTACATTAGAACCATCAAAAGTACCTACTAAATTAGTCCAAGTATTCAATGGCATTGTAGTAGTAGCGTCTACAACCGCAGCTAAACTGTTTCTTATTCTAAACCAAACTGTGTCTGTATTATTTGTAGCCATTAATGCGTACGCATCTCTATCATTTCTTCTTAAAAAGTTGCATATGCTTGATTGATAAGCATTTCTTTTAAGCCACATTGAGACAGTAACGGTTGTAGGATTTAATACAAAATAATCTGCGACTGTCAAATAATCAGAAGAACCATCAAACTTAATCGCTCCTTTATTATAAACATCAAATAACGGCATATCTGCCACCACTTGACTACCTACTGCCCCACCAAATGATCCATGATTATTATTGTTACTCAAATCAATTATACTTCTATCAGTATTAGATATACCCCATTTTTGTCCAAGATATGTGTTTACTTGTTTTCTTTCTGTGACTGATAACCCACGATTAAAAATAATGACTTCACACTGAATGCCATTAAAATATCTACTAAAAGTGTCTGTATTTGATCCCCAAGAACCTATTAACCAACCTTTTGTATCTTCTGTCCATGTAGAACTTGGAGATGGTACAGGAGTTACAGAAGTACCATTATATCCACCAGTTATAGTAGTAGAATCTTTAGTTATCCAATAACAATATGTTGTATTATTAGAGTATGCGGTTGACCCAATATTACCCGCAGGAGTAAATCCTGTGTCTTGAAATCCCCAATAATATTGATCGGCAGTTCCATTTCTTTCTATTGAAAAACCAGCATATTGAGCATTTGCTCCTCCGTGATAATTATCTAAAATTTGTGAATACGCATTGGTTTCTCCGGCAGTTCTCCAAACTACAAAAACAGAACCTCCAGTTCTATTATTAATTATTGTGCTATTGTATCTTAAATATTGACCAGACACAGCAGTAAATTGAATTGCTTTTCTACTATTTACAACTGCGCTTCTTGATGGTTGATTATTAACAGTGGCTTGAAAAAAATGCCTATTATTTCCACTTTTATCTCTCCATTGGCTGACACTCGTTCCTGAACTATAACTAAAAGTTGTATCATCAGCAGCATCTAACCACAATGCCAATCCATTTTTTACAGGCAAATCAGTTGGATATGATTTATTATTTGATGCATCTAAACACATCACTAAAGAATCCGTAATAATTTTGGGGCTATACTGAAGCACTTTGTTCCTTTATATTGTTAAGATAAATGTTAAAATTTTCTTTGGTTGCGTCTTTTAGTTTGACTAGTTTATGATACTGCTTATGACAAGGATTGCATAATGTTATTAAATTATTGACTTCAAATCTATCGCCTGAAAAATGTTTCCATGAATTTAAATGATGAGCATGTATATTTTTATTAGAATCGCAAATAACACATTGGAATCTATCTCTTTCGAAACAAGACCTAGAGAGTCCTTTAAGGATGAATTTTTGATTTTTTCTTAATTTTCTTTCTTCTTCTGTTAAATTGTGATTCCAAGCATGATGTTTCGGACCAACTCTTTCTTTCGATGATCTTCTAACGCCTTCAATTTTTCTTTCTCTTTGCAAGCATTTGCATGATCCTACATTTCCATTTTTTAAATCTTTAGAAATAACATGATGTTTGTTTCCGCAATCACATTGGCACAACCAATACCATCTATCATTTTTTCTATAAGATTTTTCTAAAACAATTAGTCTATTAAATCTTTGACCAATAATTGATTTATCGACTCTCTCTTCTCCTGAAATTCCTAATTTGCATTTATGACAATAACAATCATTCGACCTATTAAAAGCAGAATAAGGAGTTTCTTTTATCACTCCACATTTATCACATTGATATTGGATTCTAGAAGCGCTATTTTTCTTTAACATTTCTACAGGCAAATTTATTTTGTCGCCGACGTTACAAACAACTCCTTTGGATCTATAATAATTTACAGTTCCACCTACAATTAAAATTGGTAATGTTTTTGTAATTAACATATATTATAATCCGAATCTTGTTTTTACTGCTTGATAATTTTGCATTATTTCTGCGGCTGATAAAACTCTATTATATACTAAAGTTTGTGCTATACGTCCTGCAAAATATTGGGCATTTACAGCATTACCTATAGTTGTATATAAATTTGAAATATTAAATGAAAATCCAGTTGCCGTTCCGTCTGCAATTCCATTTGTATACGAAGTTAATGTAGTTCCATCCCAAGTCCAAAAAGTATACCCCCAATTAGAAGGTAAAATTGCAGTTCCAGATGTCAATCTATCAAGCCCCCAAGTACCAACTCTTACTTTATTATTCGCTGAGTCCCAATACGAAACCATTCCTAGTCCAGTAGAATTATTTCCAAAAAATACAGGTGTTCCTGTTGCTGTGGGATAAATCCAAGCACCCCATGAAAAAGATTGATTTCCAGTTATTAACGAACTGACACTGACATATTGAGAACTTCCGTTAAATACAATGCTTCCGCCGTTTGCACTGTTAAATGTCGCTCCATTAATAGTTCCATTATTTCTATTTCCGCTTAAATCTACAAAAAATGTGCCTGTAACAAAAGTTCCGCTGCTAGTAAATGTATGGACTGTTTCAGTGCCTACCGTAGTGATTGTTCCACCAGTTGCTTTTTGTGGTCCTTTATAACGAATTATCACTATACCTGAACCTCCTGATCCACCGCCTTGTGCATTAAATAAATAACCACCTCCACCTCCACCAGTATTTGCTGATCCACTTGTTGAATATCTCAGTGGAGAATTATGTGGAGATGGTGATACTCCTCCAGTGCCTCCACCTCCAATACCACCAAGTCCATATGTTAAAATATTAGTAAGATTAGTGCCGCCACCACCACCGCCATAATATTGCGACGTTCCAGAAATGGAAAATGGTAAACCGGGTCCACCAAAACCACCATTCACTATTCCTCCAGTACCGCCTACGCCACCAGCACCTCCTCCTCCAGCAGTTCCATAGTAAACAGCCAAAGCGGGACCTGACTCAGCACTTACATCACCACCATTAAAACCTTGAGCAGCAGTACCAGAACCGCCTGTGATTGACGAACTATTACCATCACATCCACCTCCTCCAGATCCTCCATTATTTCTTGCTTGTGTGGCGTTTCCTTGAGATTTACCGGCTCCACCACCAACAGCAGTTAAAACAGTACTAGCGCCAGAAAATATTGAATTTTCACCCGGATCTCCAGTATTTGAAGTAGAGTTAGCACCTGCACCTCCCTGACCAACAGTTACAGTGTAAGTCGTATTGCGAACGATAGTATAATTTGATGTATATAAAACTCCTCCACCGCCGCCGCCGCCGCCATGATAACCACCACCAGCACCCCCACCAGCGACAACTAATACTTCAGCTTTAATTGGACCATACGAATTTGCACTCGATGCATCCAAATCTAATATTAATCCACTCTTAACTATTTTTGGTCCGCCAGTTACTGTACTCATATTTTATATTCCATAAGTTTTACGGGTTGCATTGAAATTTTGCAATACTTCTGCGGCAGTTAATGCTTTTTGATAATATAATATTTGAGCAATATCTCCGTTCCATAAATCCGCAGTTGTTTTATTACATCCTATATATAATGGTGGACTGCCAGATGATGGATAATGATTACCGACAGGTAGAGAACTAAGAGTAGAGTAAAGAATACCATTTATATATATTGTAGCAGTATTAGATACGCTTTTATCAACCACAACTGCAAAATGTCTCCATACATTATCAGATATAGCCGGTCCTTGAACTTGACTTGCAGTAGTAGAATCTCCATATATCATAAATCTAAACGCATTGGCTGTAGTCAATCCATTTCTTAATCTGCTAATATTCCAACCATTAGCAGTTGCATATACGTCTGAATTTCTAGATACTATTGTATCATGAGTATCATCATTTGTTGATGTTCTACAATATCCTGCTATTGTAAAATCATTTCTATCTAAATTAGAAGAATATGGAACAGTAATATATTGAGATCCACTAAATACATATCCAGCAGAGTTAAACGTCGCATTTGTCAAATCAGCATTAACATTATTTCCACTTATATCCAACAAACCACCACCGCTTGCGAGAGTATTAGCTGTGGATGTATTTGATGCGTATTTTGTAGGATATGTTCCGGTTTGAATTTGAGGTTCTTTTAAATCATATGAATGAGTGTACCCTGTATAATCATCTCCATCTTGAATAAACCAAAGCACTTTGGCAGTTGACGCTGGCGAGGTAACTGTGAACCAAGCTAATTGCCATTCATCTATATTATAAATATGAATTTGAAGTGTTGTTGGAAAACTAACTGACCCTACTACAACATTTGATGAATTATAAAATTGAATTTGAAATCTTAAAGTTGGAGTGCCAGATACTTTTCTATATTTAACAGAAAATGTATAGGTTGTTGACGCTGAAAATCCACTAACATATCCAGTATTAAAACGAGTATTGCTATTAACGTCTACTATTCTTATAGCAGAATTATTTTCTATATACGAATATGATCCTATAGTTCCTTGGCCGCTGCTGTCAACACTCCAATTTGTTGGTAATGAAGAATATGTTGTTGTTAGTAAATTAGTTATTGTTTCATTTCTGGAAAAATAATCTGTAGCTAAATTACTATATTGAGTCATGTAGGCTTTTTTCTCAAACTGAGCGCCCCAAACTAAAATAGAAGTTGAATGCGGATGAGCATCGCTAAAAGTTACTCCAAATTGTATTTGATTAACTCCTGATGCCGGTATTGTTACAGATACCGATACTCTCCTCCAACTAGTTATTGTAGACCTAGATACAGCTAATACATTAGTTGTATAATTAACCAACGTTCCATTTAATCCAGTGGCTATTCTAATTTGAGGATCTACTGATAAATTTATATTTTTTAACCAAATACTTGCCGTGTAAGTAGTACTTGCAGCAACTGTAATGCTATCTGTCCATCTTGAATATCCACCTGTTAATTTTATCGCAGTCATGGTCCCATCAGGAGCCATGTCAACATTTAACGCAACAGTAGCATTTACCCAATTATTAAATAAATTCCCATCCCATCCCCCAGTTGAAGCAACTGTATTTGTTATTAAATTTGTGGTAGCTTCACCTCTAAAGCTTTTAGAAAATTCACGGTTATAATATAACTGTAAATCTTTCTTTACTATTCCTCGGTTGGCATGTTGGACAGACATACTTTATTATTGTAATTTTAATTTGAAGGTAAGAATACTTTTCCTATCACTGAGTCTCTTTTACTCAATAGTTTTTGCTTTAGAGCTTCGATTGCATCTTTAACTCTTTCATAAGCCATCTGGCATACTTCTTCTTCGTCTTTACCAGCAGAATCAACTAAAGGAATAGTCTCTTCTACGTTTAAAGACCTGTTATTAGTAATGTCTGTGATCATGAACCCAATGATTATTCTATTTGGGTCATTGCTAGGACATAACTCGTATTTGTATATTTTGTATTCTATTTCTTCCATAAATTTATTAATTTAAAGGTCCGAATAATGGGATATAAACTTTGTCTGTTCCTGCTGCACCTGTCATAATTGGTAACCAACCTTTAAGGGTCCTACCAGCGGTGCCTCCTGCTGGGCTTTCTATTAAAGCTGTTTCTACTCTTATTACAGGAACAGAGCCATTGCCTTTAATGTGAAGCCTTGCTGCGTTTGGAGCGGTAAGACCAATGCCAACATTTCCATCTCTATCAAAAATATGGTTTGTTGTTCCATTGATTTGAAGAGTTAATATGTCGTAAGAGTTGCTTACTGAACTAATTATAGCTCCACCACCATTACTAACAGTCAATCCTCTAGTGCTTGATCCGCTATCGTCACTAATTAAGACGGTGCCGTTATTAACTGCTGGTCTAATATTACCTTGAGAAGCGCTAGTTCCAGTAACAAAAATTCCTCCAACATTTGTAGTCCCCACTACTCTAAAAGAACCGACTACATCAAGTTTAGTAGTAGGAGCAGCCTTGTTAATACCAACATCCCCAGCAGTAGTAATAATAACGCTATTTGCTACACCATTAGCATGAAATCCAAAACCGCCATTATTATTGTACAAATTCATTGAATCTGTGCCACCCCAACTTGCACTGCTTCTATTTTTAAAGAATTGAGCATTACCATTACTCGTATACCAAATTAAATTTACATAGTCTGTATTAGCAGTGCTTCCTAGGCTTAATTGGCATGCAGTTTGATTATTGTAAAATCTACCTGCATCTAAGGCTGAAGAATATACATCTAAATTATAATTAGGATTTGTGCTGCCTATACCTACCCTTCCCTCTACAATTAATCCATTACTAGGAGCAGCAGTATTATAAGTAGTAGAACCGATGCTCGCGCCGCCAATTACTGATAATTTATTAGCAGGATTACTAGTCCCAATGCCTATTTTGTTATTAATTAGAACGAAATCGCCGCTGCCATACTGACCAGCGACCACACGGTCATCTGCAAATACCTCAAGCACTGGGAGACCAGCAGAGTTATTAACAGACATCAATGAATCAGATAAATCGTCAACTACTGAAAACAATGTACCATTTGTACCATCTGTCCTCAAAACTGTCTCGCCAGCAATTGTAGATACAATGTGAAGTTTACCTGATGGGGTAGTCGTACCAATACCTACGCTGCCATTATAATTAAAATTAACAGAATTCTGCCAAGCATTTGCAGAGTTATAAGTCCAAAGAGCTAAATTTGTACCTGCGGCATTTGGTTGAAAATTGTAAGCTCTAGTATTTGCTGCATTTGCTATATAAAGATGAGAACTTATTGAATCAGAACCATTTTTAAGAATTCTTACTCCATTTTGTCCACCTCCTACTATTAAAGTATTTGTGACTACGAAACTACCATCTGTTTTAATGTGATCTGCTTCTGATCTATAAAGATTAGCTACAGAATTTGCGCCAAATGTTATTCCACTGGCTGGCAAAGTGGAACCCGCGCCGCCAACTGATAAGAGAGTAGTCCCATAACTAACACCAATACCTACTCTGCCATTGTCATTAATATGAAGTCTATTGGAAAGAGTTCCAGCAAATCTAGTAGCAAAAAATAAACCCCCATAACCGCCTCCAGCACTGTTTTCATAAGATCCTCTAATTTGAGCGATATCATGAGCGACATCTGCTATTCTAAAATTTAATCCAAATCCATTGGAGCTACCTTGTCCATCATTAGTTGATAAAGTTAAATATCTAATAGCAGCAGAAGCCAATTGAACATCTAATAAACTATATGGAGAAAGTGTACCAATTCCAACATTTGCACCAGTGATGACCATCCTTGTAGTGCTATTTGTACCAAAAGAAAGAGGTTGATTATTTACTGTTTGTAATTTCGCCTGATAAGAAGTTCCATCTCTTACTAAAGAGAACTCAGCAGAAGGAGTTCCCAATTCGCTCAATCTAAAACTCACTTTATTATTAGCAGAAACTCCATTGCTTCTAATATTAGCTAATATATTTTCGCCGCTATTTAAGTTAACTTGGAATTTGTCTCCGGGATTTGTTATACCTATACCAACATTTCCAACATTATCAATAGACATTTTAGTAGTTGCAGCAGCGCCATTAGAAGTACCAAAAGCTAATTTATAATAATCAACACCAGCACCTTGGATCGCCTTGACGTAAGCACCATGAGTATAGTATGAAGACAAAACGCTTCCCATTCTTAAAGTAATTTCTTCTCCATCTATATTATCTGTGCTGCCAATTAAGAATTCTGGGACACTATCAGCTACTATCGCTGTAGGAACGCTTGATTTAGCATAATTGTATACGTCTTCGCCCATTACAACCAATTTAGCAGTAGGATTATCTGTGCCTATACCAACATTACCATTTGTATCGATACGAAAATATTCATTTACACCAATACCTTTTGTAATTGTAAATGATGTTGTTCCATATCCACCAACAAACCACTTACTTGTTCCAGCATTTAATAAATTAATACCATAATAACCAATTGTTGCAGAATCTAAATAAGCATAAGCACCTGCGGCAGTAGTTTTTGATCGTATAACAGCATCATTTGATGTTTGATATATATCTAATTTATGACTAGGATTTGTTGTACCTATGCCGACACTACCGTTAACAAATAAATTGCCAGTAACATTGTCTATATAATTTGACCCTCTGAAACTTTGTTGAGCAACATAGACTTTTACGTCACGAAAATAAATTCTTTGTCTAAATAAAGAAACTATTACCCTTAAATACTCATAATCATTTTGATTATTAATAGAAGTTTCTTTTATTAAATTCCATTTATTGTTTCTATAAACATAATGTAAAGCACCTGCTCCTTTTAAAACAGTTTTGAATCTCCACCAAGCATTTCTGGTATCAAACGAGTAATCAGAACCAGAGGAATTTGAATTTGTATATATGTCTATTGTAGTATTAGCTTGATAAATTAAATTGGCAGGTGTTTGATTATAACTAAAACTAACTGAATTTCCTCCAACAAATCCTATCATAACATAGATACCACCAGCACTATTATCTTGAGTAAAAGATTCATACTCTAAAGTTAAACCTTCAACTCTACGAAATCTTCTTTTACTTAAAATGCCTCTCTCCCAATTATCACTAGCCGCAGAATCAATAAACCAAGATCCATCTGCAAAACTATTAGCTTGTGGATTATTAGTTAATCCTGAATAATCCCAGTCATTTATTGATCTATCAACTCCTCTAAATGAGTATTGATTTTGACCTTCTTCGTATTGCATTATCGCAATTCCATTTACATCCAATTTTGCCCCCGGAACGTCCGTTCCTATCCCTACATCGCCTTGTTGAGTAACAACAAGTTGTTTTGTAAATGCACCGCTGACATTCCAAACTGCAAAAGTATTAGCGCTATCTGCCCCAATGGCCCCTTGTCCAGTTGCACTCGCTGTTCTTCCTAAAACTAACTGTATCGAAGCGCTAGCTGCGCTAATTTGAGCGCCATAGTTTACCCTCTTATTTGCAATCAGAACACCAACCCCTAATTCATCAGCTACATACAGGTCTGCTCCAATATTTAAACTAGTGGCAACTTCTAAAGAGCCATCTGTTTTAATTGTCGAAGTGGCGCTTCTGTACAAATTAGCAGAAGCATCGCCGCCAAAAGATAAACCTTTTGCAGCAGTTGTCGAACTTGCTTCCCCTACGGTAAGCAAAGATAAAGGGGTAAAAGTACCTATCCCGACATTACCTAAACTAGTAATGCGCATTCTTTCGCCTTCATTAACACCACCTTCATGAGTGTTAAACGTAATAAACTGTGAATTGTAAGCTCCCGCAGCCGCTGCTGCATTATTTACCGTCATTCCTGCTGCAACACTACCGCCATCTAATAAGCCAAATGTTATATTAGCTCCTCTATTTATTGTAGCGTGTGCCGTAAGGAAAGATCTGCGAACGGAAGTATCTGCGGTTGTAGAATTATAATTGACCTCTATGTTTCCTTGTACAGTGAGCTTTCCAACAGGACTTGTTGTGCCTATACCAACATTACCGCCCATCAATGCCAACTTTTGTGTATCAATTCTTAAGCGAGTAGTATTGATTATAAAAATATTTCTATTTAAAAAATCAAATGTAGCAATGTTAGAACCATTCCAAGCCCATCCACAAACATTAGGAGTAATAGTAGTTATAGTGGCAATTGGAGTTCCATCTAATCCTACTTTATAAATATTTGCACCATTTTGTGTTACCCATAAATAAGAACCATCATATGTTATAGCTTGAGCGCTAATTGTACCCGCTGCACTTGCATACGATGACACAAAATCAATTGATGAACCATTCCATTTGTAAATATACAATGTACCAACATAAACTAAATATAAATGTCCATCAGCATATTCAATATCAAACGTATAAGGTACCGCAGTAATAGCAGCAGATTCTGCAATTATTGTTGCAGTTTGATTTGTTGTATCTAAATCATAACCTACTATTTTAGTTGCTGCTCCTGTGTAAACCACGCACCATAAATATCTACCATCCCAAGCAGCACCATGAGGATAATTATATCCAGATGGCAGTGGCAATGTTACGAAAAAATAACCATAAGCATTAGGTATTTGAACAAAATTATTATCATAAAAATAAGCACGATAATTAATATGATCAGTAAAAATATAATGTTTGCCAGTCCAAACCACGCCTCTAAATTCTTGATTTGCAACAAGTTTACCTGTATCATAATAAGTTAGACTAGAATCAGTAGTATCAGCGCCAAATGAACTAATACCCGGATAAGAAGTAGTATAAGAAGCGGTTTTATGAGAAAGCAGATTGGAGCTAAGTCTAATCGTCCCTACTACGTCTAATTTAGCGGTTGGACTTACTGTACCTATACCAACATTACCAGATGAGTTAATGCGCATTCTTTCTGCTAAACCATTATTATAATTTGTAAAAACTAAATCCGTCTGCGCAGCAGTAGTGTTCGATAAGACTGCGCTTATTATAGCTGTAGCTGAATAATTTCCTGCTACTATAAAAGATAGGGCGGATTCATTGTTAGTTGTAGCTGTTGCGGTATTTGCTAATGTTAAATTAAATACTTTTCCCCCAGCGCTAGAACCGCCAATTCTTGCGATAACGCTATTATCACTAACTACTGATATTGAATTTGAACCAACTTGCAAGGTAGCGGTTGGACTTGTTGTACTAATACCAACATTACCAGCGCCATCAATGCGCATTCTTTCTGTATAAGAACCATTATTCCAAGCAAAATAACCAGTGCCTCTTGTATAATAAGATGTATTGATGAATGCTGCCGTAGCTGCTCTGTCAATTGCCTCAATATAACAATTTGAAGAACCAACTCCAAATTCAAATCCTCCGCCAGCACCATATACATGTAATTTTGTAGAAGGATTTGTCGTCCCTATGCCGACATTACCAGCACCAGCAATACGCATTCTTTCGATATCATTTGTCCCAAATATAATAGGAATAGTATTCGAAGTTCCAATCGCTAATAGCGTTGGATGAACTGCGCCGAGAGTAGTTGTGCCCAAAAATGCTGCTCCAGAAGTATTTGCTCCGAATACCGTTCCTGCCACAGGATTAGGACCATACATTCCTGCTATTAGGACACCATCAGTGTTTGCTTTGGCTTGAAATTGAGCTACGCTAGTCAAAGTGTTAGAGTCAAGACGCATTATTGTAGCTGCGGCTCCACTTACATGGAGTTTTGAAGCTGGATTTGTTAACCCTATGCCTACGTTGCCAGCAGAAGTAATATAAACTCTATCAGTGTCACTCGTCTTTAATGACATCGCTTGAGCATCAGATGTCCTGATAATTAGCGTCCCCGCTGTTGAATTTACATCGTTTGATGCTGGTGTAATTACGATATCGCCCATATTTTTATTCCGTATACCTTTCAGTTACAAGTTTAGAAACATCCTTACGTTCTGCAAAAATTGTATAATAATAATTATATATATTATCATCACTATCTGTATAAATGTATACTTTGTTGTCCCCTATTTGATCTACACTATAGTCTCTTACCTTACCATCTTTACGTTTACCTATTGATGTTAAATCAACGGTTATTGAATCATCGTGAACTAAGCCTGACCAATAATGAGGTAGTTTTATTTCGCTATTATTATTTCGGCCTCTGAAATAGACGCCGTTTTCTGGGCCTTCTAAAGAGGCATGCGCCAATCTCTTGCCAGAGACTGTTGGGTGAGTTATATCGAAACTTTTTGTTGTAGCAGCGAAGCTGCCGATTACTTGAAGCCTATATGTAGTATTAACAGCAGTATTTATTCCTACATAAGTGCCATCATCAAAGATTTGGCTATTTGCTATTGATTTGGTGCCATTCCATTTCGTGATAAAGTTAGCAGTGCCATTGCCAGAAACAAGATTTGCGGCAGTTACATTTCCGGCAACTATTAAACTACCATCTGTCTTTATTGTGTCTTCGGCAGATCTGTATAAATTAGCTTCAGCATCTCCGCCAAATGTTAAGCCGCTTGCTGCTAAAGCAGAACCTGCTCCACCAACGTTTAAAAGAGAATTTGTTCCTCTTGATCCAACTAAAACTTTTGATCCGCTAATTGCAAAATTTACATTACTATTATGATCTTCTATAGACAGAGAATAGTCTGATGAATGATCTCTTATCCTTAATCCAGCGTTTGAAGTCGTTTGATTTGCTGCGCTTAAATTATTTCCTCTTTCTAAGAGAAGGATATTTGTTGCGGCAGGACTTCCAAAGAGTTCTTTAAAGAATGCAATTGGTTGAGCAGTGTTTGAATTCCTTGTTACATTAAGTAATCCAGTTGGCACTGAAGTTCCAATACCAACATTACCACCAAAAGGCTGAATATTTAATGGACTTACTCCAGCAGTATTAGTGTTATGTTGATAAGTTTGGATTAACCCATAAGTGAATCCAGCAGTATTGACTGTTGCAACGGTCACTCTTACATTAGAAGAAAAAGAATCGCAAACATTAAAAGCATTAGCTCCAAAAGAATCAACTGATAGTTTGCCAGTTGGATTTGTTGTACCTATACCGACATTACCGCCATTAGGATTTAATAAAAGAGGATAATTTGCCGCCAAACTAGTTTCATCAGTTGATTGTATCCAAGCGCCTAAGCCTCCCGCTCTAATCCCAAAATCTAGCACTGCGTTGTCTGTCGTATTGCTGATTCTAAATATACCACTTTGAGTTACGCCTACAGAAGCTGGATTTCCTACTACTCCATCGACTTGCAATTTTTGTAAAGGACTTGTTATGCCTATACCAATATTTCCATCTCCTTTGATTGTTAATCTATCTGTACTATTAGTTTGTAAATTGAAAGATCTAACGCTGCTATCATGTCCAATATATAATGCAGTATCATTAATATTAAAAGTTGTAGTATATGCACTTGTAGAATTACCTGCAAATCTAAAAGCAGCTTTATCTCCGGGTTCAATACTTAGAGGAGTGGTATTATTAGCATCATAAACTCTTAACTTATAAGAAGAAGATGTTGTGCCTATTCCGACACTACCTTCAACAATTAATCCATTTGCTGGAGCAGATACATTGTAACTATTTGAACCAATACTCGCGGCTCCAATTACTGATAATTTATTTGCTGGGTTACTCGTACCAATTCCAACTTTATTATTAATTAAAACGAAGTCTCCACTTCCATATTGCCCAGCGACAACCCTATCATCAGCGAAGACTTCTAAGACTGGAAGACCTGCTGAATTGTTTACTGACATTAATGAATCGCTAAGGTCATCAACGACTGAGAATAGGGTTCCGTTTGTGCCGTCTGTTCGAAGAACGGTTTCACCAGCAACTGAAGAGACGATATGAAGTTTACCACTTGGTTGATTTGTCCCTATACCAACATAACCTCCTTGATTGAATCTAATTGCTGATAACCAAGCATTTCCTGCGACATTTCCTACATTAATATCAATAGGATTAGTAAAAGCATTAGAGTATAGATTACTATTAAATTGAATATAATCTAAAGATCTTATTCGGCCAGCCGCTAAGAATGCGCCATCTGTTCTAATAGAAGCACTTGACTCTCTATATAAATTTGCACTAGCATCTGCACCAAAAGTTATACCACTTGCAGCGGCAGTGGAACCCGCGCCACCAACTGATAGAAGAGTCGTTGGAGAAGCTGTTCCTATACCGACTTTACCATCAGATGTTATTCTCGCTCTTTCGATTTCATTAAAAGAGAAAAGCAATGGATTTACAAACGTTGTACTTGCAGGTACTCTTACTTGCCATCCGCCGCCATAACTTTGCAAGTCCACCCCCGCATATGCAGAAATGCCATTATTTTGGTTATTTATTCTTACATATGTTTGACTATTTGCTGTGTTATATACTTCTAATTTATGAGCAGGATTTGTAGTGCCTATGCCTACATTTCCGTTTTCATCAATAACAACTTGTGCAGTAGCAGCAACAGAAGGCAGAGAAGCTCCATTACAATTAAAAGCAATATAATCTACAGTATCAGAAATATGCCTTATTAATGATCCATATGTTGGTCTTCCAAAACGAATACCGGGATCATTATTAGATTGCAAATCCAGCAAAACAGAATCTGCGCCCGCAGATTGCACCACGGTTAATCTACTAGTTGGACTTGTGGTTCCTATACCTATCCCAGTTCCTAAATCATAAATACTACCTGTAATTAATTCTTTAGCGCCATTCCAACGAGAGGTCCAGTTTGCTGTCCCTTGACCAGATAAGAAAGTACTACCTGCATAACCACTTAGAGAATTAATCCTAGCGTTAAGAGTTGAACCAGTTGCAGCTAGGTTCGTGTTCGTAGTGTTGATCTTCGTATCAAGAGTCGAACCAGTGGCAGCTAGGTTAGTGTTCGTAGTGTTGATCTTGGTATCAAGAGTCGAACCAGTGGCAGCTAGGTTAGTGTTCGTAGTGTTGATCTTGGTATCAAGAGTCGAACCTGTGGCAGCTAGGTTAGTGTTCGTAGTGTTGATCTTCGTATCAAGAGTCGAACCTGTGGCAGCTAAGTTAACTACCGTAGCGAAGGTACTGTTGGAGTAACCACTCAGAGTGTTGATCTTCGTGTCAAGGACCGAACCAGTTGCAGCTAGGTTCGTTATCGTCGCGAAGGTCGCATTTGAGTAGCCACTCAGAGTGTTAATCTTAGTATCAAGGACCGAACCAGTTGCGGCAATGTTTCCGCTCAAAGAAGTAATCGTTGGGGAAATTATCCCGACAGCGGCCTCTAAAGATCCGTCTGTCTTAATTCTTGAGCTAGATATTCTGTACAAGTTAGCGCTAGCATCGCCACCAAAAGTTAAACCGTTTGCTGCGCTAGTTGACCCTGCTGTTCCTACGCTAAGTAAAGATAAAGGCGTAAAAGTTCCTATGCCAACATAACCCGATTGAGTAATACGCATTCTCTCATCTGTACTAACATTACCTTCATGAGTGTTAAACCCAATGAACTGAGAATTGTATCCTGACGAACTTGATGCTGTATTATAAACTGTCATTCCCGCTAGGCCACCGCCATCGATTAAGCCAAATCCTATATTAGATCCTCTATTTACTAGAGCATGAGATGTAAGAAACGTTCTGCGAACGAAGCTGTCTGCGGTTGTAGAGTTGTAATTAACTTCTATATTCCCTTGTACGGTAAGTTTCCCAATAGGACTTGCCGTACCTATACCAACGTTACCGTTTGTATCAATTCGAACCCTGTCTGTGTCGTTTGTTCTTAAAGAGAATCCATGATTTGTGACTGAGCCAGCATACACAAGCGAAGTGCCAGTGTTCGCAATCATCCCACCTTGCACAGTATTTGTTCCTGCTGACACCCGAATGCGAGCATCAGCGCCAGCGGTATCAACGTGCAACAATGTGGCTGGACTTGTTGTACCTATACCAACGTTACCATTTGTATCTATTGTTAAACGTTGCGCATTTGATGTATAAAAATAAAGATTATCAGCGAAATAACTTATTATACCGGCACTATTAGTGCTATTTGAAAATTTTATAGCAGCAAAAGCAGCAGAAGATGCAATATGTAATTTTTGTTCTGGAGCAGTTGTTCCTATACCAACATTACCACCAGCAGCGATTCTTAGTCTTTCTGTTCCATTTGTCGTAAATACTAGTGGATACGCTTGTGCAACGCCAAGGTAAGCAAGGCCTGTAGCCACACCATATACATTTGTCGCAGCAGCATTATTAAATCCAACTGCACCACCAACTAAAGCCCTAACATCAAAACTTAATTTTACATCAGTTCCTGTCGCGTTTACTGTAGAAATGCTTCCGCCTTCAACTGCTAACCTTGAAGCTGGCGTAAGTGTCCCTATGCCTACGCTACCACCCGCTTGAATAACCATTCTAGTAGTATCTCCAAGAGCATTATCGTATCCAATAAATTGAGCGATATAAGCGGTGGTAGTATCATTTGTAAATACTTTTAATGCTGTAGTAGCTGATGACTGTCTTATATCTAATTTAGCAGCAGGGTTATTTGAACCAATTCCCAAACTTCCACCAGTAGCAAATGTAAAAAGTTCATTAAAAGTAGATCCATTATAATAAAAATACTGTAAAGCATGCGGAGAAGTTGATGAGCTAAGTCTTTTAGATATATGCCAAAATGTTCTAACTCCAGCCATATTAGAACCAAGATTTAAATTAGAATAACCATCTCCAATTGTTTCTGCTCCAAGAGTTGCTTGAGTATCGTATCCAGAAGAAACAGTAACTATTCCATAATCAACAAGACCATTGCTACCGTTATCTCCAATTTTTGATATTTGTAATTTCGCAGCGGGGCTTGTTGTGCCTATTCCAACTGCTGTACCTATATCATAAATACTACCTGTAACCAATTGTTTAGTGCCGCTCCAGCGAGGGACGTAGTTGGATACTCCGACTCCAGAAAGGAAAGTGTTACCTGCGTAACCGCTCAGAGAGTTAATCTTCGTATCAAGAGTCGAACCAGTAGCAGCTAGGTTAAGGATCGTCGCAAAGTTCGCATTGGAGTAGCCGCTCAAGGTGTTGATCTTCGTATCAAGAGTCGAACCAGTAGCAGCTAGGTTAAGGATCGTAGCAAAGTTCGCATTGGAGTAACCACTCAGAGTGTTGATCTTCGTATCAAGGGCAGAATCAGTTGTAGCTAGGTTCGTTATCGTCGCGAAGGTCGCATTAGAGTAACCGCTAAGAGAATTTATCCTATTATTTAATAAAGTTCCAGTAGCAGCAATTTGCCCACTTAAAGACGCAAGATCAGCGTTACTTGAATCCGCTTGCCACATTACGCCTGATGACGTACAGGCTAAAACTTGACCGGGAGTTCCTAAACTACTGGAATAGTCAAATATAAAACCAGAAATTTGAATTCCTGTCGTCAGAACTTCATCTATAGCAAATTGAGCCATTTGTAAACCTTAAACCTTATTATTAATTACACAAAAAAATCTCTAGCCCCCTAAAAATCGAGAGCTAAAGATTGCGTTTTTAAGATTGCTATCTAATTTAAATTAGAGTTGCATCTTCGGGAATGGAGGAATCTCTGGAGCCGTCGCTGAATTGACTACGCTTTGAAGAGCCGCAGTACACTTGTCAAGGTATACATGCTCATCGTAACTCAATCGACTCTGACGAGCTAGACCTACAAAAGTGTTTAAGGCAATTTGTGCGGTAGGATCTGGCAGGTCTTTAACGGATGGAGGTTGCTGGGGTGGCTGTTGATTGGTCTGTTCCATATATTTATTATCTTCCTTCGGCTAAAATTTTCTTTGCAATATCAGAGACGTTATTGTCACTGACTCTTTGATTTCCGGCTACTTTTAGATAAGAATTATTGTGTCTGCGAAATTCATTCAATAATCGCTCTCTCAACATCTTCATATTATCTACAGGGATAAGGCTCATTTTAAGGGCATGATTTTGGAGATCGCTTTTAGTCATGGCATTCAACTGACTCCAATATTCGTCTTCATTAAAAGTCCCGTATTTATCTGATCCAGAATCGCCAAGAATTTGATCGAGAGTTTGGTACTGCTTCTCTTCAATCTTGGCATGAGTTTGATTTAGATCTTCTAGAGCTTGCTTCTTTTTAGCCATACCATATTCTAATATATATAAAGGAAAATATAAAATAAAAAACCCCAGAGGGGTTACCTCTGGGGCTAAAACTAAGAGAGTTTTTAATTAGTTGGTGATAACACCACCGACAGCGCGAGCATCGACGCAAACGCGACCTTCCTCTAGGAATCCGTAGAAGCCAGTCTTCTCTGCGCGAGAGATGAATTGGTCATCAGGGAGAACAGTGAGTTGTCCACCGCTCTCAGCGTTTGTAGCAACTGGACGGACGAAGGCCTCACGGCTCAAATCAAGACCAATTGAGAGGTCATGAGAAGCAGTGGCGAAGGTGACAGCATTTGCACCATTGATGTCAGGATAAGTGGTTACGTCAAATGAATCAAATAGAGTGTTATACTTTTGGTTCTTACCAAGTTCGATTAGCTCGATAATGTTGATACCGAACAAGCTCTCCATCCCGCCGCCTCTATACAACTCAGTGCGAACATCTTCAGACAATTGAGTTTGAGTAGTAGAAGAGGTTGCAAAGATAGGATTAAATGAGAAAGCGCGAATCTTAGCCTTAATTTCTGGGCTAATAAAGAGGTCAGTCAACCCGCGAGCAGAGGCATCAGAAGGAGTACCACCAGCAAATGAAACATTAATTCTCTTAAAGCGGAGAATCAAGTCATTCAAGCAGCCTAGATCAAAAGCTCTTGCGCCACCAACTGGAGCGATAAGATGCTTCAAAGCTCCAGAGGCTGAAAAAGAAGCTGAACGACCATTCAAGGTAGCAGCAGCGCCGAGAGCCTTCAAGATAACAGCCCAAGCATTGCGCTCTTGCTTAATAAGAACCTCTTGAGCCATACGATCCAAAGCTCCACTAACTACGTCAAGACGAGCCTTACGAGCATACTTCTTATTGAAAGAGACAGCAGAGTCAAGACGGTAGGTGGCGAGCTTCAACTCTTGAACTGGTTGATCCATGTAGTTGGAGGGTAGACCACCAGCGACATTTTGAGCCCAGACGGAAACTAGGCCAGCGGCCTCGTTGTAATAAAGATCAAGAGGATAAGAAGGACTATCGTCTTCGTTAAACTCCATGTCTTTGTAAATCATGCTGGCAGTACCAGCTTGAGCGAGGACCTTTTGGATAACTGGTCCTACGAAAGCGGCCAAGGCTTCCATAGCTTCAGCAGCCTCAACTACATTGCGAGAACCAACCTTCTTGATTAGCTCTACTTGTTCTGGCGTATTTTTTAATTTAAGTCTCATATTATAATTAATTAATTGGTTAGGTTAGTGGTTATATTATAGGTCGAGGTTCAATAGTGCATAACCATCATCGTCAGCAGAACCTAGATAAGTTCCAACTTTGACATAAGAACCGTGAATAGAAGCATTTGACTCTAGTTCTCCGAGAGTATTAATAAAGGCATTATTACCAGCGGTAGCGCCAGTAGCATAAGCCAAGATAATACCGCGCTTGAGAACTGGTACAGTTTGTCCAGAGACAACAGCACTCAATTCAGCAGCCTTACGAGGATTGAAGATCAACTTCTCGCCGTTTTCGTCAGTTTCGCGAACGTCATTAAGGAGCAATCCAATGACCTTGTTAGCATCGCCAGTACCAGCAGTGGTAACGCGAGCGGTGGTAGAGTAACGATCAGAAACGACGTTAGAGTATGAAGCGCCAACGGAGGTAGCTGATGTGATATTTAAACTATCATCAGAGTTTTTCCAGCCATTGCCGAGGACTTTAACGAAAGTTCCTTTGTTTACAGTTTCGAGATCGAAAGCGAACATGTTGATAACTTCATGCTCACCATAACCGCGAAATGGTTTAATTAATCTTTTAGTAGATGAATATGCCATAGTGTTTTCCTATATATTTATTTGTTTGTTTATTTTGTAATAACGAAGCCTTCGTCATTAAAAGCTGATTGGTATTTTTGCTTAACAGTCTTTGATGGATTAACCATGCCAGCAGTGATTTGATCAGCTTGCTGAGTTCCATTGTTAATAGCGTCATCAACGACAGTAGCATTTTCTGTAGAGGCTACAGTTTCTTTGACTTCAGAAGAGGCGACTTGTTTAGTGTCTTCTTTTGGAGTTTTTGAAGCTTTGTAAGCCTTATTCTTTTCCTTCATTAGGACGCCCATTTTCTTTTGGTAGGCGGAGAAAGAAGTTTCATCTAAATCTCTGATATCGTTAGCAATTACTTCTCTGTCTTCGGTATCAAGATCGTACTCTTCATCAAGCGCAGCCATTCTGGAAGAGAATACTTCTTGCTTCTCCTTGGAAGATTTTTCTTGTTGTAGAGCTTCTAAAGATTGCTTGAGAGACTCAAGCTCCTTCTTTAGGTTTTCAGAATCAGAAGAGAGACTAGCGAACTTCTCTTCAGCGTCCTTGATTGCATCTTCTTTAGCTTTTTGTTCAGCAGCGAATTTCTCAGAGGCATCTTTGAGTTGCTCTCCAATAAAGTCCCTGATGGAAGAAGCGGTTGCCTCTTTAAGCAACTCATCAGTAATTTGAGATAATTCAGATATTTTCATATTCTTTCTTTCGATAATTACATTAGATTCTAACGTTTGTGAAATTTCTTCCGCTTTTTGCTCTACAATTTGTTCAGATTCTTGTTTTCTGACGCTAACACCGATAACATCAGCAGCGGGACTTGCTGTTAAACCAACCCCAAGAGGCAGCACTCGGCCTTTAATTTTACGGTAAATTAATTGATTTTCATTCAGTCTTCCGCTGCCACCAAAGCCGGTTAACTTTCCTTTGATCTTTTCAATCTCTTCTTTGTCAGAAATGATTGTAGCATTTTCAATATTCTTTTCAGATCCCTCTAATACCGCTACTTCAAAATCATTATAACCCAATTCCCAAGAGGCGCTGACCTTCATGTAGTTGTTAGAAGTAGGGTCATTTGATTCTTCGATAGTATTGGCAAGGTCTTTGTTCACAATCTTCCAAACCACACCGCCAAGGGTGATATTGTATGGTTCTTTTTTGTCTTTGACTTGCTCTTCGGTAAGTGGGGCATCAGTCCCAAACTCAGAAAATCCTGCTGACAAGATAACGCCAACTATATTAGCGCGATTGTGTTCAATATTGATTGGCTTATTGATGAAATTTTTATACATCTCAGAAGCAATAGCAGAATCAACTACATCACCATTTTTATTAACACGATTTACGACACAAGCATTAAATGCAATTGGCAAAAGATCCATATTAGACTCAGCATTAACGTTAGGAATAAAATTCCCCACATCAATAAGACTGGCTAATGATAAATACTTATCTTTTTCCTCAGAAACCAATGGTCTGATTGAAGAACTAAATGTTGTAGAGAATTCAAATTTCATATTATTCTAGGAAATAATTAATACTGCCGATTGAGTTAGCGGGAACGATGGCAACGCCCGAAAAATCAGGAACGTCTATAGGCACAGAAAAGTTGCAGTTTCCTTGAGCAATATAAGCCAAAATACTGCCAGTAGTTGTGGCACCTGCATTTAACAAGGTGATAGCGTTGTTAGTTGCTACTACATCAGTGATAAAGATTCTTGAATTTCCACTATTAGGAGGTTGAATGACTACACCAGAAGTAGTGAAATTAGCTATGAGGCCATTTACCGCAGCTACGCCATGTTGAATAAAAGATTTCATTGTTTTATATATTATTTATTTTTTTTATATTGTAGCAAGCAAGTTTGAAATTTTTCTTTGTCAGTTCCCTCTTGAGAGGGTATGCATTTTTGAAGGAAATCTCTGAAATTTTGGCCCTCTGTTTCGCACATTGACTTGTACTCTTCCTCTTCTTCGTAAGAAGCGTAGGTTTGAGCGCGAGATAGTTGATCGACTGTTTTGGTTAGTACTTCACCCTTTTTGTAAGTTGGGCCTTCGTTAATCACTTCGTATGAAATGACTTTACCCATTTGATTTGGTAAATCTTTAATTTCTTTTACGATTCCTTCGCTACCATAATGATTACAGTTCTTATTCACATTTCTGACCTTCTGACCAACCATAAACATTGGTTCAGAACTCATATAGTTAGCGTCAGACTCTTCGGCAAACATTACATAGTTATGAATCATTACCATGTAATCTTCAGTAATGGCAATCTTGCCTTGCAGCCATGACTCTGTTAAGTTTTCTTTAATTTTCTCATTATTTAAAGCATTAAGGATATTCTCCGCATGAGTTTTAATAGAATTCAAAGAGCTAACTGACATTTCTAAATATTCGTTCTTGTACTCTTCCATTTCGCTCTCTTCTGACTCTATCATTTCTTCGGCTTTTGATAAATCAGGCCAAATTTTTAATAGCTCACTTCCATCCCAAAAAGTAATGCCATCCCACTCTTCTTCGTTTGCTTGAGCTTTCTTTAAGGCACCTTGCTTTGGATAATCTTTATCTCCGGGTTTCGCTGGCTTATAGTTCTTGCCAAGACGATCTTTCTTCTTCTGGATATTATGCCAAAGGCCTTTCCCAGCTTCTACTTCTAAACTAGAAATCCCTGCTGAAGCTTCAACTGGAGAACCCGCTCTCCATTGATAACATGACCAATACTTAGCTTTCCATTTTGGACCGGGATTCTTGTCGCAACCATGTCTTGCTCTAAAACTTTTTCTTCTAGCAGGATCGTCTCTCTTGATCTCCATGTTAGGATCACCAAAGTTAACCTTTACGACGTTTCCTTTTTCATTTTTGACATAAACAGAAAACTTTTTAGGCCCATCAGGAGTTCTGAATGGCTTATTTAATGTTTTCTTTTCTTTGTCTGCGGCGATAATCTTAAAGGAGATATCGATTTCGAGTTCTTGGATTTTCATGTTAAATATATTCTAGCCAGTTTGCTTTTTCTTGTTCTGTATCTAAATATAGGTCATTCTCGTCTTCAAAATCGTAATCAAGATTATATTCTTGAATATCATTATTTGCTTCAGAAAAATCACTATCATTTGGCTCCCAAGAACCTGTAACATCAATTTCCGAAGCTTTAGCTATGTCTTGATCTGCTTTTCTATATGAGTCTTTTACTTTTCCGCCAGACATCATTCTTAAAAACATATTTACTCTTGCTGCGGCCCATCCTCCTCTAGTCATTCCGGGTCTATGAGAAGAACTAAATGCGCCAGCACCTCTGCGATATACTTTCTTTAACTGACTTAAATTAACTTTTCTAGAATGCTTTGCATTATGATTCTTTACTTTGTTTTTAAGCATCTCTACAACTTTAGCAGAAAACTCTATTGCCTTATCGCTTTTGGTTCCTGCGCTACCAGCAGGATTTTTACTAGAACCACTGCGCCTTTCAGAAGGCTTGGAAGGCGTCTGAGCAGAGCTTTTAGGCCCAGACCTCTTTGATTCTATGATTTCAATTTCTAAACCTTGTAAGCTCATAATTTATAGTTGATAATAAATACACTGAAAATTAGCAATTAAGGAAATTATAATGGCCCATTTGTATTAAAGTTTGTGTAGCTCAATCCTTTTAGTAAGCCGCTCATGGATAAGCCATTCGGATGAGGATAAGAATTTTGGTCCATATCGCAGTAAAAACTAAAATCTAAAACAGCATTTGCGCCGACGGAAGAGTCATAAGAAAGGTCTTTAAACTTTGCTCCTCTAATATCGTATCTTATAATAGTATCAGAGTCTTTGTTCATCTTAATTACAATATCGTATTTAGATTCTGATTTTATGTTGGATATTAGGTCTCCAGAATAAATTAAATTTTTATAAATAGCTGAAAAAGTTCCTTCAACAGTGATAGGAGTATTTATTTGCCTGTCTACTGGATAAACATAGCCTAATGTCTTTAGGGGTTCCCTATCTAATGGAATAGTAAAATTAAAACCCTGAATCGCCGAGTCTTGTATGATTACATTTGATTTAGTTTTAGAAGTAGAGTTTACATCGAATACATCTACGGTGATTTCTCCGGGTAACAAGACTGAAATTGAGTTACCTATTTCTTCATAAGCGGTATTATAATTAGGAATAGAAAAACGAACTCCCGTATTAAGTAGTCCACTCTTAGGCTCAACAAATGGAGATACTGCATTAGTACCGGAAGAATAATAAAGAACATTATGCGCCGTACAAGTAACTGAAGCTATTGGGATCTCGTTAATTTTAGCATTTACTCCATAAGAGGTGATGAAGCAATTACCAAAAGCCAACACAGGGAATCCAGATAGGTTAGAGTTAATGACATCTGCGGGATTTGGGTTAATAGACAAGAAAAGGTTTCTTTGGTCTCTGTATTTAAACGGATATTTGAATGTGTTATTTGTCGGTATCGTTAAATCAGTATTATAAGCAAACCCTTGATCTCCAAAAGCGAATCCTGATAAAATGTTTCCACTAGGATAAGTTTGCCCGCCATCAAATTGATCTAAATTTGGAGGCCCAAGATCTACATAAAAACCAAGCCTAGCTTCGTTTCTTAAATCTTTAATGTTGTAATTGAAGCTAAGATTTATCTCTGGTGGATTTAAGTTGTGATCGTAAATTGTAGAAGCGTTTCCGATTTCAGTAAACCTTGCTGGCTGAGTAGATATCTGATAACTAAATTGATTTATTCTTTTAAGAGGTTGGATTAGGTTATGGACTCCTGTTGGCAAAAGAGTGCCATTAGGGTCACAAAAATAATACCCACTTGCTGGAGCAGGTCCAACAAGCAGCAACTGATTATTATAGATTACTCTATTTGTAGGCATTAGATTTTACTATGGTAAAGCAAACTAGCCATATAAGAATCCACTTGATGCTCGCAAGCAATTCCATGAATTTCTTCTACTGTTTTTTCATTTTTATCTACAGGAGATTCTATGTACTCAGAGATCTTAGAAATCCAATTACTTTTTTCTTCGTTAGCGACTATGATTTTTGTGATGTCAAGAGCTACTTCTTTTTGCTTATCGTTTAACTTTTTAAGCTTATGTTTCTTCTTTAAAATGTTTTCTACTTCGACGCCTAATTTGTTTGTGGCTTCTACTATATCTTTTAACTTAGTTACGCTGTAATTAGCCTTAGAAGAAGTGCCAACTGGTTTAACATTTTTAGTTGTTTGCTTGATGCCAGTGCTTCCCGCTGGTCTTCCGGCATCTATTTTAGGACCACCAATTAATGGCTGATAGAGTCCTTTGTCTTTTAGATCAATAAAACTATTTTGAGACTGGAGCGACTCTTCTGGACTTGGCAATACTCCTGTTTCAATAGCTTTAAGGCCTTCCTCTGGGGTAAGAACCCCAAGCTCCATAAGGCGAGTATAAATTCTATTAAGGTTTTGATCTGTCTTAAGATCCATATCTTCAAAGAATGGAGTAGGGAATACTTTGAACCCTATTTCTTTAGAAATTCTCTTGATTTCAGGCAGCAAGAAGTCTGTGATAAAAGCTTGACGAGCTTGTATTAGTTTTTGTCCTAAGAGAGAAACTTTTGTAGTAGTGTTCGCGAACTTTTCGTTTCCAACTAGAATATTATTTAATCCAATATTAATGTCTCTATCGATCACCTCATATTTTCTTGGATCAAGGATGTCTGCGATTTGAGGGATAACGAACTCTGCTTTTGTCGTATAGTCTGCAATAAGGACTCTACCAATCGATTGATTAGTAAAGAGATTTTGCATCGTCTTCAAGTTCTCTTGGTTCACTCCTCCCTTATCAGGTTCAGTTCCCATAGTAATAAGAAGAACGACTTGCTGGATTGTCCTTGTAAGTGCCATATCCATACGACGCATTTCAATTTTAGCACTTATATCTTCAAGAACTGGAAATCCCATTGGTACGGCAAAGGGCTCGTAGTCTTGCTTCTTATAGAATACAGCATAAAACTTCTTTGTGTCTAAATGAAGTAGGACCGCTGTAGATTTTCCTTTTAAAATTTGCTCCCTAACAAGAGGGTCAAGAGAGTTTAGTATCTCTTTGTCTTCTTCTGTCCTTGGATTTCTAACCTGCTCAAGTTCGTAATCAGTTAGTACCTTATAATACTGCCCTCTATTAAAAGAAAGGTTACCATTGACTTGAACATCTGCTGGGTTAATGATTATGTATCTAGAAGGTAAAGAAATTTTTGCTGCTAAAGCTTGCGAACCAAAAACTTGACTAATTTTAGATATATCCTCTTCTTTAATGGTAGTGTCGTATCTATAGATGAAAACGTTTCCAGAGCGGTAGTATTCTCTAAAGAACTTGTCTTGAAGAGCAGTGATATTTATCTTATTGAATAAGGCTTGGAAGAAATCTCTTGCACTTTTATTTCCACCTTTCAAGTGAAGGTTTCCGCAAGAAAGCTCTGATAGTAAATCGATTGTGTTCCTAAATAGACCAAAGTTATAATAAGCTTTTTGGCACAAGATTACCGTATCTCTTACGTCAATGTTAGATTTATTATAGTTATAGCCAGTGGCATAATTAAATGGCACCATGCCTTCATCGATATTGCGAAAACGATCTGTTCTCTCAATGGTTGACGCAGCATTTCTACGGCTTCTCGTCTCAGTGACTCTGCTTGCTACTCCGCCATGAGCAGGGGTAGAGCCTTCGACCATCATTGGAGCGAAAGAAGATTCCTCAATTTTTTCTTTTTTAACCTTTGCCATAAGCCTAATAATTAATTACACATTTTAAATTAAAATTGGTGTAAATCCCGCAGCTACTATTTTATTTTCAGTAGTCATAATGTCATTATAACATTTGGAACCCCATTTCGCTAACATTAAAGCAGTGTAATTATCTTTTCTCGCTCTATTGGGAGAATTGGAACGCTTTAGGTGTTGAGGCAAGTCGAAATTAACAGAACCACGACTGCTAGTAGTGAACTCAACTAGCGAACATTGCTTCTTAGTGTTGTAAACTAATAAGTCTTGGTGTTCTATTAAGTCTAGTTTGTTCCAGTCCTTATTCTCTTCCACGAAGATTATTTCTTCTGGAATCCTCTTATTAATCTCTTCATTAAAGAAATTCTCATTAGCGACAGTCTTTGAAGCGAACCAAATTTTCTTATAATCAATTGCCGCTTGTAGGTTTTCGTTACCTCTTCTGATAAACGTAGTAGTGAATACTTGAGTGACTGCTATCTGCTTGTTCTCAAGGTTATATTGGCTCTTAGCTTTTTGCACCATCCTTGTATATTCAATACCCTCAAGATCAGAATCGAAATCAATAAACTTAATCTTCTCAGATTCTGAATTCACATATTGAGATTCATTATAAGTATTAAAGAAGATATCAGCGCCAGCATTATCGCAGATTATGTAAACAATATTAAAGCTCGTCATTAAGTAATGGAAGTATTTGATGTGAGTATTTAAGCTCCCAAGGCCAGCATAACAATGCACTAGGGTATCGTTCTTATTTTCTCGGTCTATTTCTAAAATACCCATTGCAAAATAGTCAGCATTTGGACTATCGCTCATGTTAGGGTCCATTGCTAAAATATATTGCTTACCACTATCTCCTTTAATTTGAGAATGGGGGCGTTCTTCGAACTTAAGGGTACACTCTTCCATTTTCTTCATGCTAAAATAAGAATCGCTACCGTCAGTGAATTGAGCGCAATACTCTCTTAAGAAAGAAGCATGAGAAGCTCCACCATTTTGCGCTTCTTCTGTAATTGAAGAGTCTATCATCTCTAGAGGGAGAGCTTCGTAACTTAATTGAGATACAAAATAAGTAGCACTTGTTGGCTCCTTTGAATAGATATTGTCACACCACTCTTTGTAAGTCTTATAGAGGTTCTCAAAAGTATAAGAGGCTGAAGATAGGGCAATCATTTTAGAAGTGTTCTTAAACTCCATGCGGTCAGCCTCTGTCATCGCCCCTTGGCTAATTAAATCATCTTCTTGTTCGCGAATACTAATACGTTCTTTAATATCTTGCGGCACAATCAAGAATGGCATCAATACATTCTTAATAATGTCTTCCGGTAGAAGCATGAACTCGTCTAGCACAAGTACGTTAGCACGGAAACCACGAATCTTTTCGCCGCTTAGAGGGATAGCTTTTATTGAACCCTCATTAATTGACCAATCGTATTCATCATTGCGTTTTGACTTTGCGCCGAACGCTTGCATCAAAAGATCTGCGCCTTTAGACTCAGTAATCTTTTCTATTGAATTGAAAATGCTCCTTGCTGTTCTAAATGTTGGACCAGCAATTAAGATCTTGCTCTTGGGCTCAAATATGCATTGTAAAAAACAAAATACCGCAGCAGAAAAAGATTTGGAAGCACCACGACCCCACACGTTGAGACAAAAGTTTCTATTTAACATGGCTTTAATTACAACCTCTTGATAAGGCCATAATTTTATGCCAGAAATTAGCTCTGTAGTTATGCCGATATTAGAACGTAAGAACTTGGCTAAAGTTATCTTAGCCTCTTTGTCTTCAAGAGTATCTTTTAGTCTAGAATATTCATCGTTTAGATTTGGAATTATTCTATTATACTTTTCTGGGGTATACCACATATTATAGCATCTTTAGGTCGTAGCAAAGTTGCAAATCATACTTAAAAAAGTTCTCATCAGTAGAAAACATCTTCTCAATTACTCTAACAGACTCTTTGCGCCCCTTTGCAAATAAGAATTGTACATGAGGGTATTTTTGTATTAGCTCTCTGACGTTATGGAATATAAATTCAGGGTTTACCTTTGTAGCTTTCTTGTATACATGAGGAAGATAATTAAATGACAGAGTATTGCTTAAGCTCTCTTCTACAATGATGACCATGTTAGCTTTAGCTTCACTTGCCTTCTCAATCTCTCGACAAAATCTTTCGTAACCTGCACTTAGTGTGCCAATAAAATCAGAAATAGACTTCCTCTCAAAATAAAGTTTGCCATCATAGCTTGGATGACTAAATCCATAGTCTCCAAACTTAAGGGTGCGAACTTCAGATGCCATATTGAAGATGAATGGCTTCTGTTCTCGGGTATCAATATAAATAATTGAATCTTTGGTTTGTAATTGAGCTAGATTATCCAAATTATTTGGATATACATACTTATTTTTAAACCCAAGATCTTCAGCGAGCTTGTAGTAGTCACTAAAAATTTCTTGTAAGTAAATAACACTTGGACTCAATACACTACGAAGCTCAACTTGAGAGGGAGTATACTGCAAACCTTTCTTCTCTTTCCTCTTAATAAGGAAGTCTTTGCAATATTCTCTTTGCTTCTCTAATGACTGAGCCTTGAGCCAGTTCTTAAGATTGTTTTTATTATTAAAGTCAGTATTGAAATACTGTTCTTTATTTTTATAGATGATTATTGAATTATCAAAAGCATCATAGCGAGGGTGCTGTTGTTGATAGTATTCTATTACTCTAATCTTATGAGCCTTGAGATGGCGATTAAAATCTGCATCTGCTTCATAAACCTTTTGACATATTTTGCATGTTTCAGCCATTTAACACCTCATCTTCTGAAATTCCTAAGATACGGCACTTGATTTCATCCATTGTAGAGAGACGGTCTATCTCGTTCTTGACCATCGCCTTTCTCCTTTCGGCAAGTTTCAATAACCGTGTGCGAGAATCTTCTTCTTTCCACATCTGAACTAAATTGAGGATACTGGCGTTCTCTTTTATTTGCTTGCTAAGGCGATCACTTCGTTTTACTTTAAGATCATTAAGAAGTTTTTGCTGGCGGATAGTCGATTGGTTGTATTCGTTTCTTGCACCGCTAATGGCCTCAATAAGAGCCATAGGAATTTTGCCACCCCCATCCACTTCCATATCAATCTGATTTTGGAGGGTCTGGATGGTCTCTTGGATGTTGGCAGATATGACTACTTCAGTAGCTAGTACAATGTATTGGTCAACTTCTTCTTGAGTAAGGTCTGGCTTATCAAATGTATAACGGACAAAAGAGCTTTCAAATAACTCACGATCAATATTAGAGGAGTAACTGTTTATTTGATGGAGAAACCGATAAGTATGCATGTATCCAATGATAGCATTAATAGCCGCCTTCTGGCGCGAAGTGACTTTGTCTTTGTCAATGCCTTCATGGACGTATCTATTGATGCGAAAGAGCATCCGCTCAAAAGTCTTTGGCGGCATGTATTGAGAATCGGCAATACTCTCTGTATCTCTTTGAGATACTGGACCTGCTTGAATTACTTTTTGATCAAGGGTCTTAATGAACTCAATTATTGTACGAGTCTCTTGACTGAGGCTAGTAAGATTTTGATTATTAAAAACACTTTTAGTAATCTCAAGTGCGCCCATTGAACCGGCGTTATTAGCAGCAAATTCTTTTTGTTCTGGAGACAATTCAATCTTATCTTTTGCCAAGTACTCATACGAAGCCCTTGCTTTAATTTGTCTTGTTGATAAGAACTCTTTAACCTTCTTGCCGTGCCAACTTCTACCGTCTGCGCCTTCAGCGTCAGGAAAAGCAACCCTAACAAGTTCAAGCAGAGAAGGAGGATTAGTAGCGCGGTTGTTCCACTCATTTAAAATTGCCAGTCTCTGTTGGTCGTTAAGTTCTTGAGGTTCATTTTCAGCCATAAATTTCCACTTCTCCATTTGTAATGCACTTCTTAGCTTTTATAAGGATAGATCGCTTTAAGTTTTTTATCTGTTTATATCCGGGAGATCGGTTCTTTTCAGTAGTCTTAAAGCCTAATAGTTTTGCTACCTCTTCTTCTTTTTGATTCTTTAAGCAAAGCATCTCGTATACCATCCACTCTGCTGGCTTTAGTACTTTCTTTAATGCCGAAGATAAGCTATGAGTACTTCTTAGAAGGTCAAAGCCTTCGTTGGTCATGTCGTGGACTTCTTTAATGTGATTTTCAAGAGGAAGAGTTATTTTTGTATTGAAAGCGTCTTTTTTATTACGCTCCCAATGAGAATACATTGGGCACTTCTTACACTGCTCTCCATATATTGAACAAGAATCATCCCACTCTG